ATTAAATTATCCAAGATACCAGATAGTATAGGTAACTTATCTAACTTAACACACTTAGATTTATCTGGTAATAATTTATCCGAGATACCAGATAGTATAGGTAACTTATCTAACTTAACAAACTTAGATTTATCTCGTACTAATTTATCCGAGTTGCCAAATAGTATAGGTAACTTATCTAACTTAGCAAAGTTAGATTTATCTGATAATAATTTATCCGAGTTGCCAGATAGTATAGGTAACTTATCTAACTTAAGACACTTACGTTCAAAGAATACTAAATTATCCAAGATACCAGATAGTATAGGTAACTTATCTAAATTAACACTCTTATATTTATCTGGTAATAATTTATCTGAGTTGCCAGATAGTATAGGTAACTTATCTAACTTAACACACTTAGATTTAAATACTAATAATTTATTGGAGTTGCCAGATAGTATAGGTAACTTATCTAACTTAGAATATTTATATTTAGAGAATACTAAATTATCCGAGTTGCCAAATAGTATAGGTAACTTATCTAAGTTAACAACTTTAAATTTAAAGAATACTAAATTATCCAAGATACCAGATAGTATAGGTAACTTATCTAACTTAGAATATTTATATTTATTTGGTAATAATTTATCTGAGTTGCCAGATAGTATAGGTAACTTATCTAACTTAGCAAAGTTAGATTTAAAGAATACTAAATTATCCAAGATACCAGATAGTATAGGTAACTTATCTAAATTAAGACTCTTATATTTATCTGGTAATAATTTATCCGAGTTGCCAGATAGTATAGGTAACTTATCTAACTTAACATACTTATTTTTATCTGGTAATAAATTATCCAAGATACCAGATAGTATAGGTAACTTATCTAACTTAACAGACTTAGATTTAAAGAATAATAAATTATCCGAGATACCAGATAGTATAGGTAACTTATCTAACTTAACACACTTAGATTTATCCGAGATACCAGATAGTATAGGTAACTTATCTAACTTAACACACTTAGATTTATTTGGTAATAAATTATCCAAGATACCAGATAGTATAGGTAACTTATCTAACTTAAGAGTCTTAGGTTTAAAGAATATTAAATTATCCAAGATACCAGATAGTATAGGTAACTTATCTAACTTAACACACTTAGATTTATCTGGTAATAATTTATCCGAGATACCAGATAGTATAGGTAACTTATCTAACTTAAGAGACTTAGATTTAAATACTAATAATTTATTGGAGTTGCCAGATAGTATAGGTAACTTATCTAACTTAGAATATTTAAATTTAGAGAATACTAAATTATCCGAGTTGCCAAATAGTATAGGTAACTTATCTAAGTTAAAATTTAAAAATTCGATTCGTAGATAAAAGTCGTACAATCTCAATCTAAAGATACTCGTAGTTTAAAATTTTATATTTACAGATAAATAATTTTAATGAAATCAATTTTAAATTATTTAAAAAAATAAAAAATGTTGCTCTAAATAAAAATGCCTGCCAAAAAAAAAATGACAGAACGACAATTCTACTGCGTTGCATGTAGAAAACGTGTTATGATACCCGCTGATGATATTTGTTTTAAAAATATCAAAAATTCAAATATGCCAAATGGTAAAATGCCTAGTTTAGTTGCTTATTGCGAAAAATGCGATTGTAACTTAACAAAATTTGTTAAGCATTCAAAAGCTACTTCATTAAAAAATAAATACGGAACATGTCGTTAATTTTATATTTTTTTCTAAATATAAAATTATAGTTAATAAATGGAAAAGTGTCCTATAAACATAAATAACGGATTTGAAAATATTTTATTTAAGCTTAATTTGCTTAAGAAAAACTCATTAACGTTAAATCAAGATCGTGAATGGCTATTTTATTATGTCTGTATTCCAATACGTATTTTAATCTCAATTATTTTTTTATTTCTATACTTTAAAAGTAACTCTAAAAATCAAAAACAATTATCTTTGATTGCTATATTTGTTACATTCTTAACATTTGCTCATTTACTTAGCAAAGAATTTTCTAGAAGTTTTTGCATACAATGGTGGTCAAATAAATTTGAAATATTTTTAAGTTTTTCAGCTTTTATTCTTAGTTTGTATTGTTATTTTAACGATAAAGACTATTGTATGCTATCATTATTTATAATAATGTTTATAAGCATAATAGCTGGAATAATTCAAAGTCTTCTTCTAAATCCCTTTAACTAGTTTATTAGTATATTCTTCTTAATAATAGGATAAGATGGTTGAGATGCTAAACCACACTGACCTGATACACTCGACTTCAAATTTCTTTCTATTAAAATATATCCATTTTGTCCCCAATTTGCACCCCATGAATTCTTAATTTTCCAGTAATCAATTCCATTCAAAGTTCCATATCCTACAACTAATACTCCATGGTCAAGATTTGTTCCACAACTTGCAGTAAGAACACCAGAAGAATAAAATTGAAAAGACGTTTGATCCGCCTCGATTGCAACACTAACTGGCTGTAAAAGTACTGCTTGTTGCAACGCGGTTTCATTATTTGGTGTTACATCTACAAAAGAATCTATTTTGGTTGCGACCTTACACTTTTTACACTTACCATCGACTGCTTTATAACTATAATCAGATTCTAAGCAAATTCCATGATCTAAAATATATTGAAAAGCATAGTCCATTAACCCTCCATTACATCCTTCATTTCCATATTTACCAGCACAATCAACAAGTTGTTGTTCTGAAATAGAAATTAAATTACCAGTAGAAAGAAAGTATGCACCTTCTACAGAACCAGTAGCACTAAATGCCCAACAACTTCCACATTGTCCCTGATCTTTAACATCTGTTACAGCACCTTTTTCAACCCAATCAAATTTATCAGGTATCTCTAGATTATAATCATTAAAAGATACTCTATTACGAATAATAAAATTTTGAGGATTTAAATCGCTTACATACTTATATTTAAATTCATTTGAAGTTAAATCAGCAAACTTATTAATAGACATTTTCCATGGATGATTTTCACTATTATGTGTTTCAATTCTTTCAACATTTTCCTTAAAAGTATTATACCTATATTCTATCTCATTTTCCGAATATTGCTTATCGTGTTCTTTAATAAACTCGGTGAATTTAATTTTCATTTCAGTATCCTTAAGATATGTTGAACTAACTGAAAATACAAAAAGTGAAAACAATTTTAAAATTTTTTGAAACATATTTTTTATATTATTAAAATTTATTTTTAAATCTGAATATTCTCAGAATAAATTATTTTTTCTAACCTCGGAAAAAATTGAAGTTCCTCAAGTATTCTAAACTTTTCTTTTCTTATAAACTCAATTCTCTGACTCCATAAATCTTCTTCAAGCGCTTTTCTTACAATCTCAAAATCTGATTTAAAATCTTTAAGTTCTAACCATACAAAAGCTCTTTCATCGATTAAATCTTTCATATTTGGACACCCATGATAAAAGATAAGACACTCCGAAAGTATAGCATCTATAATTTTTTCAGTATAATAGTTTTCAATTGAATGGTTTTCAACGTTAAATGTATATTTATAAGGAAATAATCCATCATCTTTAGTGTGATAAGGTAAAGTTCCCATATAATTATCCCAATTAAATTTCGCACTATTACCAAATATATGAAGCTTAACATCTCTTGCCTCTAAAAATTTTGCAAAGTTTATTCTCTTTTTATGTCCAGGGTCTACATACTTATCAGATAAAATAGCGGAAATCACGTTATCTAATTTTTTATCTTTAATTATTGGCTCATTTTTTAGACTTAAATAATTTTTACTTAAGTGCCATTCATTATTATTATAATGATTCTTATGCTCCCCATAAAACTTAAAATTATTTTTTGGAATATTTACCCAATATTGATTATAATCTAAAGTCACATTTGGTTCCATAAAAAAGACTATTGTTTTCTCTGGTATTATTTTTATACTAGGATAATTTATTACACAATAGTAGTCACATGGTTCCTCCCAGACTACTTGTATATCATTCCAGCAATAATTTCCTCTACTAAATTTATTCCATAAATCACATAATTCTTTATTTGAACACCAATTACAAGTTAATAGCACTCTTGTATATTTATTTTTGAAAATATTATTATCAAGCTTAATTACCAGTTTATGAAAAATATCGTTAAATTCATTTTTGTCTTTAAATTGGATTTTCGCTCTTAATATTTTTGAGAGCAGAAACGCAATATGAATATTATTTTTTTCGTAATGTTTTTTTATTACGTCCATTTATTTATTCAAAAAAAGTTGCTTTTAAATTTATTATTTTTAAAGCGTTAATTTAAGAGTAAACTAAGAATAATTTTTTAATTATAATTATAATTAAAAAGTTGTTCTATAATGCGCGAGGATTTTATCTATCATAATTTGTTTAGTATCACCAAATTTTCTACCTAATTTTAAGTAAGATATAATTTTTTGTAATTCATCTTTAACATATTTATTAATTTTAACAACCTTATTTTCAAAACTCAGTTCATTCAAAATTCTAATTTCATCATCTATTATATTATCAAAATTTTTTCCACCTTTGCTTCGTGTTCCGTTGCGACATGTTTTACATTGTCTTCTTTTTTCTGGAAATTCATCCTTATTTTTTATCTTATAACATTTTCTACATATTTGCTCATTATCTTTGATTTCAAGAAGAGTAGGATCTCTTCTAATTTGTTCAGCTGTCAAAACACCAGTAGTTATTTTTACATCTGCTATATCTATCATTGAATCACATTTCATACATATTGTAAGTGGTGAAAGACTTTTCATAGTAAATAATTTTATATTTTGATATCCTTGACAATATCCATTGCAATATCTGAAACCCTCACCAGCCTCTTTATTTTTCTTATCATAATCATACCTTAGTAAATAATTTGGTAAAATTAATGATAACTTTCCTGCGAAATTTAAATATTTTTTATCAAATAATTCGGCATCTTGTTCTACATTAAGTTCTTCTTTACTTTCTTCATTTTCATCAGTAGATTCTTCCACTTCTTCTGATTGAAATGATACAGGTGGTTCTTCTAAATTATATTTCCATAAATTATCTTCAATTTTACTATTAAATCCACAAGCCTTATCTATTTCCTTATAACCATTAATAATAAAATCTACATTATCAAACTTATCTAAAATAATCCATTCATGACTTTGAAATTGTAAATGTTTTTCAAATCTAATTTTTATATTTTTTTCAAATAATTCATAATGAGGTGTATACATGATAAACAAAACTTTTATCTTTGGTATCATAGTTCTATCACTAGTCAATCTCTCATTTATATTGTCAGTAAAACCTATCTTAAATTTATTTAACGGATTTTCTGGATCTTTCAATATATAAACACACCCTCCTTGTTCTATAAATTTATATCTATGTCTAAATTTTTTCTGATTTAGTTCTAAACTTAGTTTAGTTTTAATAACAATTTTTTGTTCATCAGATAACTTCTTTTCAATCTCGATTTTCTGTTCTTCTAAAATTTTCTTTTCTTCCTCAATTTTAAGCTTTTCTTCCTCAAGTTTTATATTTTTATCTATTATACTTTGAATTTTATATTCTCCTTTCTTTCTTAAAGATGGAAGTATTTCTTCACATACTACTTCTTGAAATTTTTGCGCTACTGGTTTGTTTGAACGCATTATTAGTTTATACAATCCAGCTTCATTAATACAATTTAACCCTTGTATTTTTCGTGCAGTAGATGTGACCTCGGAGTTTTCTAGGTCACATATTTTTTTCCATTTATCGGGTAAACTTCTTAATGTATCGGTAACATTTTTTAATCCTAAAATTTTACATATATCTATTGCAACAAATAATGGATTATCATAAGAACCTACAATTCTTATTGTTTGTTCATTAAAGTTAATTGTTTGATCTATAGAATTTATTAAGGTTGTCATCTTTTAATTATAAATTTCTAATCTTTAAATATTAATTTATAAAAATCTATTTTATAAATTATAAAATTCTATTTATATGTTTTAATGATTGTTCGTGTTTTTTTTTACTTTTAATATTTAAAATAGATCCACAAATGCAAGTATACTTTTTATTTTCTTCCTCGAGTTTTATATTTTTATCTATTATACTTTGAATTTTATATTCTCCTTTCTTCCTTAAAGTCGGTAGTATTTCTTCACATACTACATCTTGAAATTTTTGCGCTATTGGTTTGTTTGAACGCATTATTAGTTTATACAATCCAGCTTCGTTAATAATATTCATATTTTGTTCTCCTCCAAAGGTACTTAATAACTTTAAGCCCCTCCATTTTTCTGGTAAAATCTTTATTGCATTTGTGATATTTGGTAATTCAAGTATACTACAAATGTCTTTTGCTACAAACCAAGGTTCTTCATATGTACCAATTACACGAATATTTTTTTCGTTAAATGAGACTGTTTCGTCAATTTGTTTTAGTAATTCCATTTTTATTTATAAAATCTAATCTTTAAATAGGGTTTATTTTTATTTTAAAATATTTATAGTACCTTTTAAAGCTTATTTTCCACCTTATTTATAAATATTTAATTCAGGGGTACCATTAACTTTCGTACCCTTTTTTATGTTTCTGTAACAATAATTAATCCTAAAATTTTGCAGATATCTTTAGCTACAAATAACGTATTATAATGTTTAAATCTTTGCTTAAAAACAAAATTTTAGTAATAAAATATTTAACATTTCATGGATAACTCATCTTATTTTATAAAAAATAGGTCTTTATTTGGAAGTTTTCCAACACAAGATTCTGTTGAAGAGCTTGAAAACCATGGTGTAAGATATTTTGTAGATTTAACAGATATAGACAAAGAAAAAAAAATTTCTGCTTATAAAACAAAATATACTTACATAAATTATAAGATAAACGATAACTCAGTCCCAATTGACCTATTATCCTTTTCTTGTTTTATAATCAAGATAAGTAGAATAATAAAAAATCTAACTACGGAGCAAAGGGTATATATTCACTGCAAAGGGGGGCATGGGAGGTCTGGTATCGTTGTAGCATGTATTCTATGCTATATTTTCAATTTAAGTCCTCAAGAATCATTAAACTATACAACAAAATGTCATAGTCGTAGGAAAAATATGAAAGAACGATGGAGGCAATTAGGTTCTCCGCAAAATTATTATCAAAAAAGATTCGTGTACAAGTTTTTTGAAACTCTAAACATTACTAAGACAGATGAAAATACAGAAAAATTATCCTTTTTCTCAAATCACCCTATTAAAACCGAAACAGAAACCTACAACAACGTATATGAAGCATATTCTAAATACATAGAAAAATATTCTTTTGGAGATGAAAATGTAGACGATAAAATTAAAATTAAAATTATGTCTACCATATTAAGAATGAAACTAAATAAGTATCCAGAAATACATAGTATGATTATGAATACTGGATTAAAGAGGTTGATTTACGTATCAAAAGAGGATATTTTTTGGGGAAATGGTGTAACTAACACAGGAAAAAATTATTTAGGTAAAATATTGATGAAAATTAGAAACGATTATTATGAACAACAATCGAAGTCTAACAATTAGTACATTTTTTTTCTTGTATATTATGCTTTATTTTATCTACAATATTTACCTTGTTTGCGGTATTTAAAACCTTATCCTCCTCGTGTCCAGGATAATAAAGCGTTTTTGTGTATTTCATATCATATATGTTGTTGTATCTAGATAAAAATTTTGTATTTGAAGGAATAGCTATAGTTTGTGGTGTACATGCATTTCCTAAAACTGAATAACTATTGTAATATGTCATCTTTATTATTTAAAAAAATAAAATTACTAAAAATTTTTATTTAAATATTAAATATCTTTAAATAAAAGTATGTCAAACAACAGATATCTAGAATTTGATTCAACATATAGAAATAGAAATGAATGGCCTTTGGCTTCTGAATTTCAAATACCAATTTCTCAATCTGGTAGGAAAAATAATACTGATGCTTTAGACCCTGTTTGCTTATCAACTCCAATTACTGCTTGGACTTCAAACTTATTAAATGCAACTACTAGTTCCGTTAATTTAACAGGTGCTATATTATTCAACAACGCAAGCCCAGTTTTAATATCAAATACTTCTGATAATCAAAGTTTTATTATTAGAACAGCAGTATCGACATTACAACAACTCGAAAATTATTACAGCGGATTAGTTATAACAACTACAAGCGGAAGTGTTATATCAAGAAGAAGAATTTTATCTTATAAGTATTTAAGTAGTGATGCAACTTATGATTTTGGAATAGTTACTACTGAAGCAAGTTTTCCAGAAGGATTAGTAGATGGAACAACTTTTTTAATTAAAGATCCTACAGATTTATCCGATACAAGCAATCCTTATTTTTTCGTACCTGCTGGAAGAGTTCAAAAAAATGGATATACTGGATATATTTTATATAACGAAACTTACAAACAATATAGACCTATTTCAGAATATATTTCTATTACACACATGATTTCTTTAAATACAACAGGTTCAGCATCTTTTAGTAGCGGTCCTGTAACTGGGTGGTTAGCAACACATAATTATTCTATTCGTAAAGAAATTCCTTATTCAGTTAGTTCTATATATCAATTTAGCCCAATTGCACCATTTTCAACAAGTTCAATAGTTGTATCTGGATTGGGCTCTACAGATACAAATTTTTACAAGAATTTTGCTGTCAGAATTATTCCAGATGGAAGTCTAGGTACTCCGCAATATTACAAATATATAAGTAATTTACCATATAACTCTGTAACTAGTGACTTAACAAATCAAGATAGAATAATAAGTTCTTCTACTTATAACTCAGGATCAGGAAATACTACATTTATTTTAAATCAACCTTTAACATTTACTCCTACAGGAACTACTTTATTTGAAATTTTACCATTCTCTTATGATAATTTTAACCCGTTTACCTATACAGGAAGTATGGTATCGCAACAAGACATGGTTTGTTATGAAGTTGAACTACTAAATTTAATTCTTCCAAATGAAGTATTAGCTGTGGGCGAAGGTGGTAGAATTGCATTTTATCCTTACGTATATGTTCAGATTTCAAATGTGTCATCTTCAAATGGAAGATTATCAAATATAATTTACTCTAATAATCCACATGCAGTTAGAGCTATATTTAGAGTACCGATTGATGATGTTATTAATCCTATAATCTCAACTTTTATTAAGGTGGATGGAGATGGTATGGTGCAAACAATTAAGTTTAAGCCAAACGATAACTTATATTTTAGCGTATTTTTGTCAAATGGAGAATTATATAAGACGATTCTACCGGAAAGATATTCTCCTGCTTCTCCTAATCCTGCGTCACAAATTAGCGCATCTTTTAGTATAAGAAGATTGTAAGAAAAAATTGTAATATTAAACTTATTTTAAGTTTGATATTAAATTTGAATATTTTGTTTTTGAATTATATTTGCAAGGTGTTTTGCTGTTTTCAGATGTCTTGATATTCCAGAATAAGCAACTTTACTACCACATTCACATATCTTTTTATTTAGCAGTTTTTCTCTATTTTTTTGATGATATTCTTTACCCTTTTGTTTAACTTTTTCTTTATTTTGATTGTAATATAATAAACTTTTTTCTAATATTTCTTCTTTATGTTCTTTGTAATAATTTTTATATATATTTAAAATTAAATATATATAAAAACTTGTAAAATTAACACTAAAACTCGTCATTTTCATCAAAATTCCAACTATCTTCTTTTGGGGCTAAAATCGAGCTGTGAAAATACTCAGAGATTTTCTGCTCAAAGAAATTTGTCTTGCCATCGAGATTTATATTCACCATAAAGTCAAATGGGTTGGTAGCCATATAAATTTTATTAAATCCAAGTTGAACGAGTAGTCTATCTGCAACATATTTAATATATTCCCTCATTAAGTCTGAGTTCATGCCTATTAATTTACAAGGTAAAGATTCACATATAAATTCTTCTTCTATTTCTACAGCTTCTTTAAATATTTCTTCTACTCTTTCTTGAGTAACTTTATTTGCTAAATGTTCATATATTAGTACTGCAAATTCAGTATGCATTCCTTCATCGCGAGAAATTAATTCATTACTTTTACCTAGTGCTTTAGTCATTTTATTCCTATTTTTTAGCCAGAAGACCGAACAGAAGGCGCCTGAAAAAAAAATTCCCTCTACAACCGCAAATGCTATCACTCTTTCTTCAAAAGGTCTTTCATTATTTAACCATTTAAGAGCCCAATTTGCTTTTTTTGCTACACAAGGTATATTATCAATTGCATTAAATAAATATTGTTTTCTTTTTACGTCCTTAATAAAAGTTTCTATAAGTAATGAATAAGTCATCGCATGAATATTCTCTATCATACCTTGAAAAGCATAAAAATTTCTAGCTTCTGGAGCTTTAACTTCGACACAAAAATTTGTTATTAAATTCTCAAGAACAATTCCATCCGCCCCCGCAAAAAACGCTAATATATGTTCAATAAAATATTTTTCATTATCATTTAAAGATTCCCAGTCATTTAGGTCTGCTGCATAATCTATTTCTTTTGCAGTCCAAAACATACCTTCTGCAATATCGTATGCATTTTGTAATTTAGCATATTTTACAGGTAGTTGAGTAAATCTAGAATTATCTTCTGTTAATAGAGGTTCACGGAGTCTTTCTTGAGTCATTTTATTATCTTAAATATTTTAATTTTTTAAAATCATTTTTTATTTTTTATTTTTTATTTTTTTTACAATAATACTCTTTGTTTAAGGTCTTTTACAAACTCCTCAATAAAATCATCTTTATATTCCTCCGAATATAACCAATATTTTTTTATCTCTACTTCCTCTACTTCTTCTACTTCTTCTACTTCTTCTACTTCTTCTACTTCTTCTACTTCCTCTACCTCCTCTACTTCCTCTACTTCCTCTACTTCTTCTACTTCTTCTTCTTTATCAAAAGAAAATTCATCATATACAAAAAGATTATTCGTTATAGCTTGATTATCAAGTGGATAATTGTACATGTCTGATATATCCTTATTTTCTCCAACTAAAAAAGTATAAATATTTTTAAATAGTTTCATTTTATTTAAAAATATTTTTGTTTTAAATTTCAAATTAATTTAAAGATATATTTTTTTAATATAAAATGGATTCTTTATTTATATTTTCAGGAGCATGTGCCAACGATCTAATTAATAAACATTTATGGGTAAAGGGTGCATCCTTATTTATACCACAAATGAATGAATTATTAGATCATACAGATTATAAGTTTGAAGTAACAGACATGAAAAGTTTTGATAATGACGAAGCAGGATTTTTTTCTGACATATTGAAGAAAAATAAATCGGATAAATCTAACCCAAATAATTATTACATCTTATATTCCTATATTATTAATAGATTAGGAGGTAGAGATGCACATTTGGATACTTTGGAAATAGGAATAGGTACAAATAATCCAGCTTTAGTATCTAATATGGGTGTAAATGGAAGACCCGGTGCTTCTTTATATGCCTTTAAAGAGTATTTAACAAATTCTACTATACATGGAGCTGATGTTGATAAGGATATTCTATTTCAAGAAGATAGAATAAAAACAAGTTATGTTGACCAACTAGAATCAAATTCTTTTACTGAAATGTTGAATAATTTCGGAAATATTAAATATGATTTAATAATAGATGATGGGCTTCATTCCATAGGTGCTAATTTTAACACACTATTATTTGCTCTAAAAAATATAAAGGAAAAAGGATGGATAGTGATAGAAGATATTCATGGTATCCATAAATGGAAGGCTATAGATTTTATCTTAAAGAGCACTAATAAATATAAGACATATATTGTAAATACAAATAGTCGCGCTCATTTATATGTTATTAATAAGTTGTAAATTTAATATTAATTTAAATATTAAATTTTTATGTAATAAAATGGATTCTTTGTTTCTTTTTTCGGCAGGTTCAGCAAATGATAGACTAAATAAAGATTTATGGGTGAAGGGAGCGTCATTATTTATACCTCAAATTAATAATTTAATAAATATACACACCGAATATCGTCTTCGTATTAATTCTATTGATGAATTTGAACACGATAATAGTAGAATACTTGGTTATATATTAGCAAAAAATAAATCAGATAAATCAACTACGCATAGATACTACATTTTCTATTCTTATATTCTTAATAAACTAGGTATTGAAAAAGAGTTAAATACTTTAGAAATTGGTTTAGGTACTAATAATCCTAATTTAGTCTCTACTATGGGTGTTGATGGAAGGCCTGGGGCTTCACTATATTCTTTTAAAGAATATTTGCCAAATTCAAATATATATGGTGCTGATATAGATAAAGATATTCTATTTGAGGAAGATAGAATAAAAACTTGCTATGTTGATCAATTAAATTCTACCTCATTTGAAGAAATAAAAAATAAATTTGGCGATATCAAATATGATTTAATAATAGATGATGGACTTCATTCTATAGGTGCTAACTTTAATACGTTATTATTTGCTTTAGAAAATTTAAACGAAAATGGATGGGTAGTAATAGAAGATATTATTTATGGTTCAAATTGGCAGTCAATAGATTTTATTTTAAATTCTACAAATAAATATAAAACATATATGATAGCTACAGGTACAGGCCTTCTATACGCTGTAAATATGCTGTAAATAAGATGTAAAGATAGTTGGTGACTAATTTATATTTTAGAATACTTAAATATATTCTAAAATAAGACTATAAATTTTAAAAATTGAAATTTTTTTAAAGTAATTAAAAGTATAAAAAAATAAAAAATATCTAACATAGAATATGAAAAAAAATGTTAGTAAAAAAAATAAATGTCAATTAAAAGAATATCTTGATAAAGAGTATCCTATAGCTAAAATTATGTTTTCTAATATGGATAAAATTGACATTTTACATATGCTTACTAAAAAATATATATCTATAAAAAATAAACTCGAAAATAAACTCGAAAATAAACTCGAAAATAAACTCGAAAATAAACTCGAAAATAAACTCGAAAATAAACTCGAAAATAAACTCGAAAATAAACTCGAAAATAAACTCGAAAATAAAGAAAAAATTATAGAATTATTTAATACTAATGTAAAAGGTAAAAAAATAAAAAAAAATAAATCGCATTATGGTAGTGAAGGATACTGGTTAGAAGAAAAAATGGGGTTAAAACCTAATTGTAAAAATAAACCAGATATTTTTGGATACGAAATGAAAAAAGACTCAAGAAAAATAACATTTGGTGATTATAGTGCAAGTGAATATTTATTTTCAAACAAAAAGCCTATTATTGAATGTGTAAATTGTTGGAAAGAAAATGAAATTCATATATCAAGAGACAATTTTATAAGATATTTTGGAGCTCCTAATAAGTTAAAAAATAATAGATATTCATGGAGTGGAACTTGTGTACCAAAATATGGTTATTGGAATAGTTTTGGACAAATTATGTACTTTAATAATCAGTTAGATTTATGTATATCATATTCGTTTGAAAAAGATAGTCGTGAAATTAAAAATACATTTCCGAAATTTTTACATACAAATAATCTTCTTATAGTAATATGGAAATGTTGCAAGTTAAAAGACCATATAAATAATAAGTTTAATAAGAAAGGTTTTTTTATTTGTAAAAAAAATAACATGGATACATATCAAAATATATCCTTTGGTGTTCCTTTTAATTATCAACATTTTGTGTCTAATATTAAAAATAGTAATATTATATTTGATAGTGGTATGTACATAGGAAATACTAGAAATTATTCTTCTTTTAGAAGCTCAGCAGGTAATTTTTGGAATAAATTAATTACAGAAACATTTTAATTTTTTAAGTAACTAATATACTTAAAAAATAAAACTATATTAAGATAAAATATCGCTTATATATTTTCCTAAATGATATGCAAATTTACAGGCTACAGCATTACCTATTTGAATTATAACATCTTTTTTAGAACCTTCTATAATATAATCATCTGGAAAACTTTGAATTCTTTTTAACTCTAATATAGTTAATCTTCTTATTTCAGTATCACTATATTTTACAAGAGAATCATATCCATCTTTCCAGTATCTAGCTGGTATAGTATAAGATGGTTTATTAAAATCTAAAAATTGTGCGCCAAATCCTGTACCATTTTCTTTTGATTTTTTCTTTTTGTTTTCTATACCTGTTATAGCTCTTTCACTTAAATAATAGCTTTTATCTATTTGTTCTTTTGATAATAAAATATTTTTAACAGGAATTCTTTTTTCAATACTTAATATAGGCTTTATTTCAGTAGGTATAATATCTAAATCTTTTCGAACTCCAACTATAATTGTTCTTCTCCTATTTTGTGGAACTTCAAAATCACTCGCATAAAGTTTCATTACTATACAATTATAGTTTATATTTAATTTAGCCATAATAATATCAATAACTTTTTCATTATTTTCAGTTTTCATAGATAAAATTCCAATTACATTTTCCATTATGAAAGCCTTTGGTTTAAAATAGTTTAAATACTTTAGATATTCCATAAACAAAGAATTTCTTGGATCTTTTGTATCTCTTTTACCTGCTATACTAAAACCCTGACATGGTGGCCCTCCTACTATTAAATCAACAATTTTATTTTCTTTATTGTATAATAAGTTGAATTTTTCAGGGGGTAATTTTGTTAAATCTTCGCAAATTGCTTGATGTTCAAAATTTTTTTTATAATTATTTATTGCTTTATCCCAAATATCAACACCTGCGATTACATTTAATCCAGCATCGGTAAGACCTTTTGACATACCGCCAACTCCGCAAAATAAATCAATAACATTAAGCATTTTTATAACTTTATAATTTTATATTTATAAATATCAATTTTAATTTTTTAAATTCTTAAAATATTTATAGATCATGAAATATCCAGAAGATTTTGATGATAAAGAAGAGTTGTGAGATTATGTTATCGTAATTATTCTAAAAACTGACATAACTCCTAGTTTAAAAAATACCCACCCAAAAGTATATACATTTTTTGTATCTTTATTTCAAATACATCCCAAAAAGATAGAAAAGAAATAGCTCTTATTACTGACATAGCTATTCGTAAATTTCTAAAAATAAAAGAGAAAAAGAATCTTGATTTTAGTGTATATCAGTTCATTATTATTAAAAATAATAACAAGCAAGATACTATTTGATGGAATAAATGTATAATGATGTCTGAATATCCATTTGAAAAACTTGTAAATTGGGCTATGAGATATGCGGTTAAAAATCAGATTTTAGACTTTAAAAATGCAAATATAAATAAATCATGTGAATTATGTGGTTCATATGCAAATATTACAGCAGATCATCTAATAAAATTTAAAAATCTAAAAGAAAATATTCTTTTGGAGAATCAAGAATATCCAAAAGAATTTGACAAAGATGAATTAGGTTCTATAATATTTAGGAAAGAAGATATTGTATTCGAAAAGCTATGGCAGGAATATCATAAAAAAATGCTACTTTACGAATTCTGTGTAAAAATTGTAATGAGAAACTTGATGACTATCCTACTTCAAAATATAATAGCAGAAGTAAACATAGAGATAAAGCGCTAAAAAGAAAGTCTTAAATCTATTTCATACCTATATATAGGTATGAAATAATATATTTAACTAAGCTTTTGTAGCTAATTTTTCCAGACATTTAGCATGTCTTGCGCTTTCTTTATGCTTCTTCATTCTATAATGAGTTACTATCATACCACACTCGCATGTTTCTTTTTTCTTTCTTTGTTCTGTGATTTTTGTCTTGTAATTTTCTTCGTAATATTCTTTTCTTTTTTCTAAAATTTTTTCCTTGTTTTCTTTATAATATTCTTTTCTTTCCTCTAAGATTATCTCTTTATTATTGTTATAATATTCTAAGACACTTTTTATCATATCTTCCTTATTTTCTTCATAGTATTCTTTTTTCTTTGCCGATATAGTTTCAAAATTATTTTCATAATATTCTTTTTTTAAGTCAGCTATTATTTCTTTATTATCTTCGCGATATTCTTTTTGTTGTAAGTATATTTTCTCTTTATTTTCTTCACGATACTTTTGATGTCTATCTTTTTGTTTTTCCTTATCTTCTTTTTCAGCTGTTTTTTTAGGATAAATCACATAATCAACATTCTCAAAAAATTTTAAACATATATCAAACATATCTGTAAATAATGTTATATTTGTATGTTCGGGTAATAAAAATACGTCTCTACCAGCTTTACATCTATATTCTCCAAGTTTCATAAGTATTGATGCTTCAACTATATCCATTATTTTTGAATTTGGACATGATAAGTAATAAACGACTCTAAAATCATGTAACTTATTATGATCGTAATCTTCTTTTCGTTGACTTAAGTTAACTGATTTACCTATAACATATTCTCCTATTATTTCGGCTTCATTCGTAGTCATAAGATATACAACATTTTCTTTATCTACAATATCTTTTGGTTTTTTAACGTATTTTTTTACTAACTTCTTATTTTCTTCCTCAATTTTATTTTTTTCTTCCTCTATTCTTAATTTTTCTTCTTCAAGTTTTTTATTTTTATCTAATATACTTTTTATTTGATATTCGCCTTTCTTTCTTAAAGTAGGAAGTATTTCTTCGCATACTACTTCTTGAAATTTTTGCGCGACAGGTTTATTTGATCTCATTATTAGTTTATACAATCCAGCTTCGTTAATTGTTATCATGGTTTGTTCTCCTCCAAAGGTGTTTAATAACTTTAAACCCCTCCATTTTTCCGGTATAATTTTTATTGCATTTGTGATATTTGGTAATTCAAGTATAGTACATATATCTTTGGCCACAAACCAAGGTTCTTCATAGGTACCAATTACACGAATATTTTTTTCATTAAATGAGACTGTTTCGTCAATTTGTTTTAGTAATTCCATTTTTATTTATAATACCTCTTTAACCACGTTTTTATGCTTATTTTATAACTAATTTGAATTATAAAATAATAGGCTCAATCGTAGTCGGAATCTGAATTATCTATATTACAAGAATCTTTCTCAATTTGCTCTTTTGACTTAATATATATATTAATTTCTCCTAGATTACCTACATTTGACTTAAAATATAGTGGTTTGCCTGCAAAAATTTGAATATTTGTATTTAATCCAGCTAGCTTGGATATTCTACTTAGTGTTTCTGTATTAAATTCTTGGTCATATTTAATATCTTCATCTTCATCTTCATTATCATCTAAATCTCCAAATGAAACTGTTCTACCATATACTCCTGTTGCACTACAACTAAAGTTTATTGAATATTTTTTTGCATTTACTTGTATAACATTTCCTATATTACCCAATTCTTTTAGCATCTTTTGATAGTTAATTGAAGATATAGATATAGGATTTAAATAACCTGTTGGCAAGTCTATTTCTAAATTTTGAATGCTTTGAATCTTAACAGTCGAAGTAGTAGTTCTATTGTTCTCTTTAGGTGTAACTTTGATACATAAATTGTTCGGAAATTCATCGTCAATAAACAGCTCTATCGCATCTTTCTTCTTGACCGGGCGAAGCATCTTATGAAAATGTGCCATGTTGATTCCTAGAAACATTTTCTTCGAATTAAATTTAAACATGGTAAACCCGCTACTTTGAGAAAATAATTTTAAATCTATAAGAACACGCCTGTGATGATCCATCATTCGTAAAAAAATCCCTGTATTATCAATTTCAAAGCATCCTGTCTTTATATTATTTGCAAGTAATTCTGCTAATATTTTAAATGCATATGCTTCGTTACTTTTTGCTCTAAATATTATTGTCATTTGAATTTAAATTAATAGTTTAAATACTTTAAATTAAAATTTTAAAAAAAAAATATATAATAAATAAAATGTCCAACAATATATTTTTAACAAAACCTATTGCTTATCTCACAATAAATGACTTTGATAGTAATGGTAATATAGTAAATCCTAAACTAAAAAACGGAAAAGTTATAATTATGATTCAAGCAAATTTCTGCGGTTATTGTACTATCGCTAAACCTGCTTTTCAAGAATTAGCAAATCAAAATCAATCAAACTTTATTTGCGTAACTATTCAAGGAGATGGAAAAGAACAAGGAGAAAAAGAGTTAAATGATATGATAAAAAAAATCGACCCTACTTTTAGAGGATTTCCTAGCTATGTAGGATATAAAAATGGAAAATATGTTAAGTCACATTCTGGAGGAAGAAATAAGGAAAATTTGGTAGCATTTGCGCAATCATTCTAAATATTTTTAAAAAATATTATTTTTAAAAATAAAATAATAACAATAAAAGAGTTATGGTTAAGATAAATAACGAAGAATTTAAAACATATGATCTCGATTCAGAACAAACAATATATCAAAGAATAGCAGCAAATATGAATACACTTCCAAAATTTTTATATTTTCCGGCTGGAATTCCAACTATAGAGGATTTTTCTATCGATCAAAATATTGAAGTAGTTAATTTAATTGATGTAATTAAAAAGGGAACTGATATTGCTAGTGTTTATAATGAAATAAAAAAATATGAGAATAAAACTATAGGTACTTTTAGTGTAAGAGATATTATAAACTACTACACCATCTTAAATTCAAATTTTACAGAAACATATAATCAATTATCTGTATCTGGATATGAGTTTTATGGTATATCAACTCTTAAAGATGATATTAACAAAATTTTAGATGAAAATAATAATATTACAGATGATGAACTAGAAAGAATATGGAAAACAAAAAAAAATCGTGAAGGAACTTTTAATATAGAAATAGAAAAAAATAAAGAACTTGCAAATAAAACTCTAAATAAATTTTTACAATTTGATAAAATTGAAACATTAGAATACACACCTTTTAAATTAGAAAAAATAACTTTTGAATTCGAATTGAATGTGGAAAATACATCGTCTATACTTGAAATATTTAATACTATAGTTTTAAATAAGAATATACCTTTTGCTTCTACAAATAACTTTTATAAAATTTTAAAAGGATTTAAACCACCAATTGAATGGGTTAATCTCTTTGACCGAAGCACAAGTTTTAGAGATAGATCCAAGGATATAAATAGAGAAACAAATATTATACTTAAAATTCTAGAAGATAAAAAAATTAAAAATAAAGATAGATACATAGACATAATTATCAGTATGAAAGATATAAACACTATAAAGATAAGTACTAAGTATAATAAAAAATTTATTTCTACAGATAAAATAATAAACAATTGTCTAGATATACTAAGAACAAAAGAAAAACCTCAAAATATAAAAGAAGTTAATGTAAATGGAGTTTACTATATGTTTGAAAAAATAAATAGAGAAGTTATGTTAGATATGATACTAAATAATCCTACAATTTCAAACTTATTAAGTGTAAATGAAAGTTCAATATCAACTTTATCTTCGGTATACATATATTTTGAGAATAGTAATTTAGGAAAAATAAATTTAAATTTAACTCCTATAAAAGTTAGCAGTAAAAATATTAAACCCTTGTTATCAAGCAACATAGATGAGAAAAACATTCCAATAAATTCAAATATAATTAGAATAAGAATAACAGAATGCGATAATATAAACAAGGTTGAGAATTTTCAAAAGTTATTTTCAAAACTAATAAGCTTGTATAACAAAAATGAGAAAGATATTATGAAATTTTATAAAAACTATGGATGTAGTTTAGATGATAATGAAGAAGAAGACGAGGAAAAAATAAAAGTTTCTAAAAAAGAAGAAACAGATTTATATAAAATAGACCCATTTATTTTTGATAAAAAAACAAAATATACAACAAGTTGTGGCCCATTTAAAAGGCCTAAATATTTAACAAATGAAGAAGCAGAAATAAAAATACTAGAAGGAAAATCTGAAAATATAATTAAATTTCCAAAAGAAGAAATTGAAGATATATCGTATCCTAAATATTATATTTGCGATAAAGAACCTTATATTTATCCAGGATTACAAGAAAATAAATATAAACAAACAAAAGAACTAGTTCCTTATTTGCCTTGCTGTTTTGAAGTAAAACAAACTGATAAACCTGAATATAAGGATTATTATTTTACCGATGATATAGATAAAACATCGATAGCAACTTCAATCGGTAGTAGAACAACTAAAAGTAAATATATAGTAGAAAATATAAAAAGACCTTTAGATAGAAAAATTTATGGAGTATTACCCCCAAATTTAAAAAGATTATTTTTAATGGGAGACCAAGAAAATATTTATTATAGAGAAGGAATGCTCGATACTAAAAGTAGTTTTTTAAATTGTGTAATGCAAGCTTTAGATACAAAAAATTTTACAGCTAAGAGTGATTACGATATTTTAAATATTTTGGATAAAAAAAGAGCTGAATTGACTACAGATATTTCAGCTGGATATTGTAGACAAGAAATGTTTAACTATAATATAAACGAAATAAAAAATAAAATTCGAAATAAAGAAGAGTATTTAGATCCTAAATTATTTATTCACTTATTAGAACTACATTTTGATTGTAATATATTTTTATTTTCAATTAAAAATAATGGAGAATTTATTATACCCAATAATCTTCAGTGTTATTACAAACTTAAGAATAACAAAAGATGTATCTTTATAATAGAGCACACAAAAGTTAAAGATGGATATCCTAGATGTGAACTAATAATAAAATATAATCAGGTTGGAAGCATTCATACAAGTATTTTTAATTCGGACTATAATCTATCTAAACTTATTTTCGATACTTATGCTTCTTATATTAAATCATACGCTTTAAACACACAAGTTTCTCCTGTTAATCTAAGTTGGCCCTTGGAAAAGCTGGATATAACTTCTCAAATTTTTGATGCATATGGTAAAACTAGAATTTTAAATGTAAATTATAAGTCAAAAAAAATATCTTTATTTACTTCTCCAATACAGCCTGTAAATTTAGGATCTAGTTTTGAAATTACAGAACCTATAAATAAAGCAGATATTAAAACAGCAACTGAAATTTTAAATACTATAAGTGCAACAAATATACAAGAAATAGTAGAATTAAATGCCAAAAAACTCACAGGGAAAATTAATAACGTTATTTTACATATTTTAATTCAAGATGAAAAGGACGTCGATTCTAAAATACAATATTCAGCTATGGTAGAATATAATATGTATAAAAAATTATCAAGATATGTAATTCAATATGTATTCTGGTTATTTTCAATATATTTGAATGAGAACACAATTGAAGCTGAACATATAGCGGAAAAATATGATAATATATTTTATGAATTCAAAGATAATTATATTCAAATGGATAAAAATTTCGAATACAAAAATATTAAAAAAAATTTTAGCTTGGAAAATAGTGGTATAATAAACAACAAAAAACTTGTTATTAAGTCTGAAGATACGTTAAAAAGATTATTTTATATTTTACGATTAAAACTAACCAGAAATTTTGATGAAATTTTAAATTATAAAGATAGAATAACTATTGAAAATTACTACTTGGATATAACCGACTTTTCTTTTGAAAACAATCAATCTATTTTACAAGGAGAAAAAGCATTTTTTAGGTTGTTAAATGAAACAACTATAAATATAATATACAAAAAAATAAATTTTATAAAGGATGAAGATGAAGAAGAAAAACAAAAAAAGGACAAAGAAGGAGAGGAAGGAGAGGAAGGAGAGGAAGAAGAGGAAGGAGAGAAAAATATAACTGAAAACTTAGAAAGCAGCTATTTTTATGTAGTAAAACCCTATTTTTTTAAGAATAATATTATATGTGGGAAAAATATATATATAGCTCAAAATATTGATTCATACTTAAAAGGAATTAAAATTAGTATGATATGGAATAGGGACAAATATAATCCTGGAATAGACGTTAAAATTAACGACGATGATAATTTAAATCAAAATTTTACCTTATATTCATATACAACTAGTAACGATATAAAAGTATATAACGTGGAAGGAGAACGAAATAATTTGAATATTAAAATTATAGGATATAAAGTAGAAGATCCTAAAAAGAAAACACTTATTAATTTTTATACTGTTCTATTACCACTATAATAAAATTGTATTTTCTAAGTTCTTTTGTAACTTAAAAAATAAAAAAAAATGATTTTAAAATTAAATTTATAGAATTATTATTATATAATATAATTAATGCCACCAAAGAAAGTTTATAAGAAACTTGACCCAATAACACATATTCTCGAAAGAAGTGATATGTATGTTGGGTCGAAAAGATTGAAAAATATAGAAGAGTATATAGCCACTAAAGATGAAGATACTTTTAAAATATTTAAAAAATATGTAAATTCTTCTCCTGCAATTTTAAGAATTTTTGTTGAGGTTCTTTCAAACGCAATTGATAATGTAGAAAGAAGTAAAAATACAAAAACTCCTTGTACCACAATTAAAGTAAATATAGATAAAGAAACAGGCGAAACTTCAGTATGGAATGATGGCGATATTATTCCAATTGAAATACATGATGAGGAAAAAATTTACAACCATAGTTTAATTTTTGGAAATCTTATGGCTGGTTCAAATTATAATGATGAAGAAGAAAGGTTGGTTGCGGGACGCAACGGACTCGGGAGTAAATTGGCATGTGTTTTCTCTACAAAATTCATAGTGAAAGGATTAGACCCTAATAATGGAAAAGTTTTAGAGCAAACATGGACTAATAATATGAGAAATACAACTGACCCAAAGATTACTTCTACTAAATTAAAAACTGGTTTTACAAAAGTTACTTATTTTCCGGATTTTAAACAATTTGATTTAGAAGAATATTCAGATGATATAATTAATTTATATACTAAGTATGTAATTGATGCTGCTATGCTAACAAAGATTAAAGTATATTTAAATGAAGAATTAATACCAGTAAATAGTTTAGAAACATATTCTGAATTATATGACACTTCAATAGATGAAAAACTTTTTATAAAAAATAAAAATTCAGAAGTTTTAATTTGTCCTGCCAATATAAATGAATTTCAACATATTTCTTTTGTAAATGGTACATATACACGTTTAGGAGGAGTTCATGTTGATGCTTGGTCTGAAGTTATATTTAGGCCATTAGTAGAAAAATTTAATAAGAAAGATAAACCACAAGTTAATATTAAAGATATAAAACAATTTTTTAGAATTTTTGTTGTGGCAACTATTCCTAATCCTGAATTTTCATCACAGGATAAAGAAAAGCTTGAGGCGCCAAAAATAAATCCAGACGTAAAACAGACGGATATAAATAAAATTTTAAAATGGTCAGTTATTGAAGATATAAATGATATTATCAAAATGAAGGAGATGGTGGTATTAAAAAAAACAGAAAAGAAAAAGAAAGGTTATACAAAAATTGAAGGATTAGACCCAGCAAATAATGCTGGTGGAAAACTTGGATATCAGTGTTCTTTAATTCTATGCGAAGGTTTGTCGGCAAAAACATATGCAGTTGCAGGAATACAAAAAGGAGTGTATGATAAAGCAGGCAGAGACTGGTATGGAATTTTAAGTTTGAGAGGCAAATGCCTCAACGTAAGAAATTCTATTCCAACAACTATTGCTAAAAATAAAGTTATAACAGATTTAATTCAAACTTTAAATTTAAGACATGATTTAGACTATACGGAAGACAAAAATTATAAAACTTTATCTTATGGGAAAATTATATTTCTTACCGATGCCGATTCTGTTACATTTGATACACCTTGTATCATAAAAAATATAGAAACAGACGAAATAGAAATTAAACCTATTTCTGAGATAAATGATAATATATGGGTTGAAGATAAATTTACATTAAAACAATATAGTGATTGTGATAAATATTTAGTTTGGTCTGATAAAGGGTGGACAAAAATTAAATCTATAATGAGACATAAAGTAAATAAACCAATTTTTAGAGTATTAACACATACGGGTTGTGTAGATGTGACAGAAGATCACTCTCTTTTAAATAAAAATGGTGAAGAAATAACAATAAAAGATTGCGAAGAAAATGAAACAGAATTGCTTCATAATAAATATACCCAAGAAAAATTTATTAAGTATGATAATATAAATCAAGAATATGCGTACGCTCTTGGTTATTTCCAAGCAGATGGAAATTGTATTACAGATGCAAAAGTTAGACTTAAAAATAAAGATGGTTCGATAACATTATCGACTAATTCAAAATGGACTATAGAATGTGTAGAAAAAGAACCTTTAGAAAAACTAAAATTAATTTTTGAAAAATATGAAAATACTAATGTAAATATTGAAAAAATTGTAATAACTCAACCAAAAACACAATGTTTAAAATGTTTTAAAATTTTCAGAGATACTTATGAATTAAAAATACATTTAAATAATAAAACTTCTTGTGATGATCTGAAATTGTATTTCGAAATTAGAAAAGTTAAAGTATCAAAAGGTAGTTACTCTGAAAAAAGCGGTAGAACTCATAAATATACTTTAGAAGCGAAAGGAGTTAGAAAAGATATATGTATTAAGTATAGAAATATGTTTTATAATTCATTAAGAGAGAAAAAAATACCGAAAGAAATATTAAATAGTTCTATTGAAATTCAAAAAGCATTTTTAGAAGGATTTTATGCTGGAGATGGAAATAAAGGTATTAGAACTACAGATAATTTTGATGGAGAATATAAATGTCAACTAATGGGATTATTTCAAATTTTACAAAATTGTGGATATAAACCAAGTATAAATTGTTCAGATAAAAAATTGAATGTATATAAAATTTTAATGAGTAAAGAATATAATAAACCAGAACATAGAATAAAAAAAATTATTGATGTAAGTGAAAAATATGAAGATACATATGTTTACGATATTGAAACAGAAAATCATCATTTTCACGCCAGTATAGGAAATATAATTGTACATAATACTGATGGCCTAAATTTTTTTGGGCAAGTGATATTAAAAGTATTGCTAGTCTGGTATAACAGGCTACACATCCAAATTGCGGGAATATCTTGTTAAGTCTTTAATACTAAACTATTTGAGAAATCATATAGCGGTCTTAGTTAATTGCTAAGAGAGTAAAAATTTAAAGAATAGAGATAATCCGCAGCCAAGCTCCTAAGTCCATTATTGTAAGGATATAATACTCGAAATAAAAATAGAGTTGGAGAAGGTTCAACGACTAAATGGTTGTGGGCATGAAAGAATTAACAATTCTTGATGATTGCTTAAGATATAGTCTATCCCCATCTGAAAAGATGCTTTTAATAAAAATTATTAGTTTTATACATAACTAAATATTTAGAGTTAAAAGGTGTAATGATTCTAGAAAGAAATATCTAGATGAACTGGTATTAGAGACATATTTCGGGATTACTTATGAATTTTTTTCACTATCTCTTTCCTTCTCTTTTAGAAAGAGAGGATCCTTTTATTATTAGTATGTGTACACCAATAGTAAGAGTATTTAATCCGAAAGGAGATATACTATTTTACGATGAAAATAAATTTAGAGAATTTACAAAAGAACAACAAAGACAAAATAAAACTTTTAAAAGTAAGTATTACAAAGGATTAGGTACAACAAAACCGGAAGATGTACCTGATACATTTGGTAAAAAAATGATTGAGTATATAAATGATGATAATTCAACAACTAATATGAATAAAATATTTCATAAAAAGTTTGCTGATACTCGTAAAGAGTGGTTAGCTAATTACGATCCAAATCCAGAATTTTCGTTAGATGATGAAGGTGAAATTGTAGATATGGAAATTTCTTCATTTCTTAATAACGAGGTTATTAAATTCTCGCATAATGATTGTAGAAGAAGTATTCCATGCCTCTTTGATGGATTAAAAGAAAGTCAGCGTAAAGTACTTTTTGCGGTTAAAAAAAGAAATTTAACTTATAATAAACAATCTCTAAAAGTAGCGCAATTAGGTGGTTATGTTGCTGAGCATACAAATTATCATCATGGAGAGCAAAATTTATTTGAAACTATTATAAATTTAGCACAAGATTATGTTGGATCAAATAATATTCCTCTATTTTATAGGGATGGTATGTTTGGGACCCGGTTAGTCGGCGGAAAAGATTCGGCAAGTCCAAGATATATTTTTACAAAAATGGAGTCTATCACTCCTCTGATATTTAGAGAAGAGGATGATGTATTACTTGACTATGTTGTAGATGATGGCGATGTTGTTGAACCTAAATTTTATGTTCCAATTATTCCTATGATTTTGGTGAATGGAGCACTCGGAATCGGTTCAGGATGGTCATCTTCAATTCCATGTTATAATCCTCTTGATATTATTGAATGTATAAAAATATGGCTCAATAATGATGGAGAGGTTTTATTAAAAGACCCAGATGATGGAACCTTATTATCTATGTTTCCAGAAATTACTCCTTGGTATAGAGGATTTGAAGGAACTATTGAAAAAATAGATACAAAATATATTACATATGGTATAATTGAAAAAAATAAAGATAAGGTTGAAGTAATTGAACTTCCTATTGGAATGTGGACCGATAAATTTAAAGAAACAGCCGAAGATTGGTTAGTTGATAAGAAAATTAAAAGTATGAAAAATTATTCTACTCCAAGAAAGGTTAATTTTATAATTACAGAATCGGACGATGGTTTTTCTTGTAATTTAAATAACATGGGTTTATACTCGTATTTACATACTACAAATATGGTTTTATTTGACGAGAAAGAACAGCTTAAAAAATATAATATAGATGAAATATTAAACGACTTTTGTATTATGAGATATTCTTTTTACGTAAAAAGAAAAAAGTATATTGTTTCAAGTTTAGAAAAAGATTTGCGATACTTAGGTAATAAAGAAAGATTTATTCAAGAGATAATAGATGCAAAATTAAAAATTATGAATGTAGAAGAAGAATTGATTGTAAAAGAGTTGGAAAAAAGAAAGTATGACAAAGAAAATAAAAGTGATGATTCTGAAAATAAAAATGGATATAATTATCTTCTTAAATTACCTGTTAGAAGTTTAACTGCCGAACAAGTTAAGAAAATCAAGAATGAGATTTTATCCTTAAAAACAAAGCTTGATAATATTGTGAAGACTTCTGAAAAACAAATGTGGATAAATGATCTAAAAGAGTTTGAAGATGAGTATCATAAATGGTTAAAAATTATGAGCGAACATAAGGGAGAAACAAAAAAGATAAAAAATAAAAAGTAAAAAATAAATAACTAAATTATTTTTACACTTAAATTAAGTTTAAAAATAAGAAATTAAAAATAAAGAATAAAGATGATAAGACAATATTTAAGAACTGCTATTTTATCGGCAATTATTATAACTACTGGTATAGGTATACCAGTTATATATCATAGTACAAATGAGAAAAAAGTAAAAACAAAAGACTAAATTTATATTTAAGTTGTAAATATAAATTTTTATAATCGATCGATAGTATCCATATCACCAACAACATCTGCGGTTTCTATTATTACAGGTATTTTATTTTCTCCACACTTTGTTAGTAGATATTTTAAAGCTGTATTATTTTTCTTCCATATACAGCCTTCACATAGGCACTCATGTCTATCTTTTTTTGAACCAAGCGCAACCATACTATCATTTAAATGCAATAGATTGAATTTATCTAATCCAATATACTTATCAAACTCATAAAACATTTTATCGACATCATCCTGTTTTGATAAATCATAAATTCCAGAACCATGAATATGCGCGGTATCTATACAAATTCCAACATTATTTTTTTTGCTATTATCAATACCTTCAAAAACTTTGGCTATATCAGAGAAATTTTTACATAGCTTTGTGCCTTCTCCAGCGCAATTTTCCAATAATAGTTTTGAATTTTCCGAGAAATTAATTTTGTTAATACTTTTAGAAATAGTTTCTAAACCTTCTTTTGTTTTTTTATAAGAACCAGGGTGAATTACTACGCCATTTACTGGAGATAATAAAGATATAGTATTTAGCTCGTATTCAAGTTCGGTAAGAATTTTTGTAGTTTTTGTGTCTTGTTCTTTGTCTCCATTCCAAGCTAAACTTGCAACAGAACCATTTAAACTAGCTGTGTAGGGATAATGACTAAATATATTTATGTTATTTTCATTTGCTAACTTATACGTATTTACAATATCTTCTTTAGTTAGTCTTTGTCTTGTAAAAGACTTTGGATTTCCTAGAAAAAACTGAAAACTTTTCATATTATTCATAATAGCGGTTTCAATAGTAGGAAGAATTTGTTTGGAAAATCCAATATGCCCTCCTACTTGAATATCAATAGCTTCAATAAACCCCATTTGTAAAATTTTATAGAATAAATATTTTTAAAAAATCAATTTTTTGATTTAAAAATTTGAAAATTGTATGTAAATTAAAATGGAAAATCCAAGCAATAAAGAAGTTATCGATGCTCTTAATGTAGTATTTTTAAGTGGATATAACTTGTCACAAGAAGAAAATGAGTTTATTCTTGATAGTATAAACAATCCAAATACGATAGAGTTTATAAAATCTAATATTGAAAATAAGAATCCAACTGCAATATCAATTTATGAAAAATTAGAAAAATTGTATAATGAAATGGAGGAAAACAGAGCTTAAATATTTTTAGACTAGTATCTTAGTTTAAAAATAATTTACTATATCAGTATAAATATTAACATTTGTGAAATTATAACCTTGATTCCAAAGGTATTTGCTTTTGTTAAAATCTGCAATACCAACATCTATTGGATCTCTTTCTTCATATATGGTTATGTTTATATTTGGATTTGATACCATAATTGTGTTTAAAATTTCATAATATTCTACTTGTTGGAAAATAATATCAATCAATCTTGATGCTATATTTACTATATTATTTTTTTTTGTAATATCGGGATAGTCTTTTATTTTTTTACCGCAAACAATAGCATCTATAGATATCGATTCATTAGGAAAATTTTTCAAGCAATAATTTATACCTTCATATACCAGTATATTTGAAGATAAACCACCATCAACATATAAATTATCTTTAAATTCATACGGCGGAAAGTAAATAGGTATAGCAGTTGAACTCATTATGATATCTGTAAACCCATGTGTTTGTATGTCTATTTCAGAAAATAATTCAGAGCCTCCAGTTACTAAAGATGTTGCGCTTATTAAAACAGGTCTTATAGGATTTCTACCTTCAAAAACCTTGCTTAAAGTATTTTTTAGAGGTTTAGTATCATATAAACTTTTTCCGTTTAAAAAATAAGTTGGAGAATATACTTGGTTATTAGTGGTATTAAACCATAAATTTTTGTAATCTTCAATAAATAGTTTTTCTTGCCCTTTTTCGATAGTTGATAAATATGCTGCATTAATACTTCCAGCAGAAACACCTGTAATAATGTTCCAATCACCGCCATATCTTTCCATTAATGTACTTGCAACACCAATTTCAAAAGCTCCTAGTGGACCTCCACCGGAAAGACTTAATACTTTACATGCTTCTATTGTAAAAGTGTAAATAACAAACGTTAATAACTTAAACATTTATTTTAAAAATATATTTTATTTAAAGATAAATATTTATAAAATAAATGTCTGAACAAAAACAAAACTTTGAACATTCTGAATGGGAAAAAGAAAATAGTCTTACATCAAACTTGGATCGAGATAGAGTTAATAAATGGAAGCCAGAACAATCTGAACCAGTTTTAAGTGATGAACAAACTAATGAAGCTATGAAAGTACTAAACAATACAGATTTTATCGATAAGTTTCCAAGAGTAGATAGAACATATGCCGACCCAATTTTATCTATGCAACTATACGGTTTAATTAGTTTCACACCTGCAAAAGGAGCAACTCCAAATGAAAATGGCGTATATGGGTTTGCAAAGTTAAGAGGAAATTTTGCGTCTGAGATTGAAGCAAGTCAACGAGCGGAATTTTTGATTAAGAATGTAGATTCTTATCATCAAATATATCATACATATGTAGGAAGACCTTTTCCAATTACAAATTCATCTAAGTATTCCGCCGAAACTACAGAGGTAGATATTAGAAAACAAACTGCAGAATCTGTTTCACAAAATGTTCGAGAAAAGAGATTAGATGAAGAGAAGGAAATTAGAGAAATTAAGCAACGCGAAGAAAAGTTATTGGAAGAAACTAAGAGGGAAGAAATAGATACATACGACGATTATATTACTCAAAAGGTAAAGTTGGCACAACTTTCTTTCACTTATTTAGAGCATCAAAAGAAGATGGAAGAAGTTAAAGGAATTATTATTAATACAAGAGAGCTTATTAAAAAGCTAGATGACGAATTTCCTGATTATAAGACTAGTTATTATGAAAAGTATATGCAGGCCAGAAGAGATGCTGGTATTAAGGAAACATCGGATGATTTAAATGCTAATTTCCTAAAGTTTTTAGTTCAAGATGCGGAACTTGGATTTTAAAAATATTTAATTTTAAAACATAAAATTAAATATTAAATATGAACAATAAACCTTTATGCTATGTAACTATGTTTTTTGATATCGGAAGAGATAAGTGGAAAAATGTATTCACAAGAACCTTTGAACAATATTTAAAAGAATTTGAACCTTTTATACCTTTATTTAATAAAAACACATGTAAAGATGATTTACTGGTTGTATTTATAGATAAAAAATGGGAGAATATGTTAGATGAAAAAATTGAGTTTTATAAAAAAGATGATAACAGCTTTAATATAAGAGTAATAGGGATAGATAATAATTTTATGAATTTTCTGCCTATGTGGAATACACTTAAAAGAGAAAATGAAGTTATGCATGGGCAATATTTTAAAACTATAGTAGCTCAACGACATGTGTATCCAGAACATAGTTATCCAGAATATACTCTTATAAATCATTGTAAAATTGATTTAATATGCGCCCTTATCGAATCTAAAAAAATAAATTATGATTATTATTGTTGGGTTGACTTTGGATTTTTTAAATTAAAAGAGAATATTCCTAAAAAATTATTAGATATAAATAAGTTTAATTTACAGACTATAAATTATACTCTGATAAATACAATAGATGACTTAGATAAAAATGTGTATTATACTTTAAAATATGCTCCGGAAAAAGTTGGAGGTTATTTTTTTCTCGGACATAAAAATAAGTTAAAAGAGTTTCAAAAATTATATCATGAAATTCTAAACTACTTTCAAAATACTTTAAATATAGTTGACGATGACCAGCACTTAGTTCTTCAGTGTTACTTTAAAAATCAATCTTTATTTACTATGCATTACTTGGGTAGTTGGCATAGTGTTTTACGAGAATATCAGCAAAAATAACACCTTTAAAAAAGATATTTAAAATAATAATATTAAATATAAAATGTCAAATATAAATTATGAGTTAATAGCATTTAAAGCAATTTCCGAATTTACAAAGGAACTTTCGCAAAATTTTACTACAAAAGACAAAAATCATTCTTTAAAGTTATATGAACATCTTCTTAATAAAACAACTTTATCTCACGACAAAGCTATAAAAAAACATGTAGATGCTTTTAGAACTTTTTGTATTGACAATAGAGATGCTATTAAAAATAAAAATATTTCTTTGTTGAAAAACAAAAAAGTTAATTATTCTACTAGAGTTTTCATAGATTTTTCTACTATTTTTAAGGAATCAGATAAAGATACTACAAATATTATATGGAAACATCTTTTAACTATTTCCGCTTTAGTTGATCCCGCAGGAAAAGCAAAAGATGTATTAAAAAGTGCTTCTGGTACAAAAGAAGCTGATTTCTTAAATAATATTATAGATAAAGTAGAGTCAAGTGTAAATCCTAATTCGAATCCTTTAGAAGCAATAAGTTCTATTATGACTTCTGGAGTATTTAATGATTTAATTACAGGTATGAATAATGGTATTCAAAATGGAGAATTAGATTTAGGAAAGCTAATGGGAACTGTTCAAACTATGTGTTCAACATTATCTAATGATATTGGTTCTGAAAATACTATGGATAATCCTATGAATATGTTAAATAGTTTAATGAGTAGTATGAATACAGGAAAAGCTTCTTCTGAAAGTGCTGCTGATATACCAGATTTAACAAGTCTTTTAGGTCCTATGCTGACAACCTTGACTAATAATTCTTTACCAACTAATCTTACTGAAAAAATAAATAGTCCAAATATGTCGACTATTACAGAACTATCAAGTGGAAGTGAACAATCTAGTTTATCAAGCGCAAATAATGATTTAGATTAAAATAATATTTTAATACCATATAATTAGGTATTAAAATAAAAATAGTTTACTTGGATTTATTTATTTTTCGAACCCATTTTATATCTTTGGCATAAACTTTTGAATTTTTTGGACTAGTATTTTTTGTTAGTACCTTTACTGCATTTAATTTTTTTATAAGAGTTGAATAACCATAAGCTTTTAAGGATTTTTTTAGAGCAGAATGCCTTTTTTTATCACTCGTAGCTGTAGAATATCCATATTTTTTTAGGGAACCTTTTTTTAACTTTGGTAAAACTCTATTCGATTTTTTTCTTCTTTTACTTTTCGCAGTTTTTCTTCTTTTACTTCTTTTACTTGATTTTCTTTTCGTAGATTTTCTTTTACTTGATTTTCTTTTCGTAGATTTTCTTTTCGCAGATTTTCTTCTCGCAGTTTTTCTTTTTCTAGTTCTACCATTACCAAGATCTATATCTTCATCATCTGTTTCTTTATCTTCTTTTATAGACGCTTTGCTTAATCTTTTTTCGGTAATACTCTTTTGTCTTTTATTTTTATTTCTTAATAATGTTAATCTTACATTTTCATCCTTATTTTCTACAGGAATATTTTTACGTGAAGTAAAAGGATTTTTGCGGCTAGGACCTTTTGTTATCTTTTTATTTTCTTCTATCCAACATTTCCCTCTAGGACATGTCGATAATAATTTTGAGATTTCTTGATTATTAATATTTTTAAAAATATCTGTATAATCAGTTATTCTATTATCAACACTATTTCCAATCTTATAAATTTCTAAAGCTTTAAAATACCCAATTTTATTTTGAATATCATTTAAAAAATCAAAACTTGGCCATTCTCCACCTCCTTCAAGTTTGAGTATTATATTTTGATAGTATTCTATTTTTCTGGTTGGAGTATCATTTTCAATATTGATTTCCGAAAATGAAGTACATAAACTACCTATACATCTATCTTTTGACTTTGCATTCATATTTAGACCAGAAAATGCATTAGATAATATTTCATTTTTAATATTTTTTATTTGCTTTATACAATAGTTACATGCTTCCAATTTAATTTTATTAATTATCTCTTCAACTATATCAGGTAGTTTCTTTTCAACTGCCAACATTAATGGTGTATATTCATGCCTATTCGCAAGGGTATTATATAAATATTTAATGCTATGTGTTTTTATAAAATATACAGCTAATTTATCATTCTCTTCATTCAGTAAAGTAAATAAAAATCTAGAAAAATCGTGATCTTCAGGTACATTTCTTCTATATTCATCTAGTTTGTTAACCATTTCTATTTTTAATTCTTTATCTTCAGATGGTTCCATTTATTTATTATTATAAATATAATTTAAAACTCTAAAAAAAACTAGTTATCTTAAAATTTGGAGGATTATAAACATGCAAAGAAACAGATAAATCATTTTCTATATTATGAACACTATGATAGCCTATTTCATCTTTCATAAAACTTATATCTCCAATTTTTTGAGTATTATATTTTATAAGTTCAAACTTACTATTATAAATTTTTTCTTGAATAGAACCTTGTAACACTTTTAACCAACATCCAATTTCTGGATGATTATGAACTTTTGATTTTTGACCTATATTCCAAGATATTATGTAAATATCAAAAATATCTGTTTCGAAAACTTTTATTTTATTATAGGTTGTTTCATTCTTAATTATATAATTTTTCCAATCATCCCCGTCATAGTTATTTATTAAGTCTCTAATTTGATTATCCGTAAAAGTAATATTATTAACAAGTAATTTATTTAGTTGTTCTCCTAACTCGGTTATAAGCATATTTTTATTTTTTATTTAATACTATTTTTAATATTAAATAAAAATTTTTTTAAACACAAAGTTAAATTACTTTTTACTTTTTGCTCTTCTTTCTTCTACCACCCGACTTCTTTCTGTTTTTAGATTTTCTCTTACTACCTGACTTCTTTCTACCGCCAGATTTTCTCCTACCTCCCGACTTCTTTCTACCGCCAGATTTTCTTCTACCGCCCGACTTCTTTCTGTTTTTAGATTTTCTTCTACCACCCGACTTCTTTCTACCACCATCATCATCATCATCTCTATTACTTTTTGATTCTTCAGTACCTCCGTATACTATATTTAATACATCTCCCATAATATAATCAGATGCTTGAACATTCCTAGAAAATTCATTAAAGAAGGATCGATTTTCAACATCTTGACTTATAATATATTTCCTTCTTGTATATTTTTTTCTTTTTATATTTTCAATATCTTCATCTGACAAATGTCTTCTCTCACCTGCAAAATCAAATTTTTCAAATTCAACTTGTATATCTGAAACATCAAAATATTTATTTAACACTAAATTTATATACTCAGAATATGGTTCATGATAAAAATCATAATCTGCATAAAATGTACCTGCAAATATTTCTTTTACTTCTTCTTCTGAAAATAATAAATTATATGCAAGAGACTCAATAAGACCAATTATAGAATTTGGATTAAGTTGTACAAACCTATAAAAGGGGTCTAGGTCAAAAAAATCATCATATGGTAAATTATCACTACCAAAAACTATATGTTTAAAAACTTTACATAGAACCCAATCTTCTGATGAATAAGCATTTTTTCTTTCATAAGTTTTTCTATTTTGCAATAAAATAGATGGTGATTCTAAGTTTATTAAAATTTTATAACCCTTATCCCTGTACTTATCAATTCTACCTAAAGTAAATACATTTCCTTCTAGATATGGTTTTACATAGTCTGGAGATAGTATTCCTTCTTTATTTAATACATCATTTGGGTTTATTTATTGCAAAAATATTTATTCCATCATACCATGTTTTACAAAAACTTAAATCAAATGATTTAACAACATCTACCAAAGATTTTTCGTTTTTAACAACTAATATATCTATATACAATCTAGGTCTAAAGTTAATCATAAATCTCCCTATTATATCATTTTTTCTGAAGAATGAAGCGTCATAAGGTGGTAATGTATAACTACACTTATTCACAAATTTAGCATCCGGAAATAATTCAAAAATACCTTCTACAAGATTTTTAGCTTTATTAAAATGAACGTATGTATCGTAATCAGTTTTTTTTAAAACGCACTTTTACATTTATATGGTTTAAAACTTCTTAAATTACTACCACGATGAAATGATGATAATACAGAACCACCCGCTATAACAGCTCCTGTACTTCTTAATAAATTTTTAAACTGATTCAATCGTTCAGTATTAATTCTAAAAGCAGTAGTTAAATTTCTTTCAAAATTTTCATTTGGTAAAACACTCATTTATAAATAATAAAAGAAAATAAGAAAATAATTTTTTTTTTTAAATACAAGTTAAATTTGATAATTCAGTATTGAACTTGTTTGTATCTTCAATACTTAAAATTTCACATCCTACTTCAAATGCTTTTTCTCTCAGAGTATTCATAATTTTATATTCTTTGTTATCTATTTCAAGCCCTTGTGCTTTTCTTTTTTCCATATACTCGCATTCATCTCTAAAATAATCAAGTAATGTTTGAGATTGTTTTAGTAGGCCCGGTTTTATCATTTTTTTTAACTTAAATGCTTTTGGGTCCTTAATTTCAACCCCATTTTCATCTTTATATTTAAATATTTGTCTCGAAATATCAAAACATATATAAGCTATACTTCCATCTTCTAATTTTACTATATGATCAAACACAAACTGCGCTACACCTTTTATTCCATCATGTAAATATTTATCGTTAAACTTACTTTCTATCTTACTTTCTATTTCTGTTTGAGAAGGGAAAACATTAACTAGAAATTTATTGTTATTTATTGTATTATTGGTGATAGTCGGTCTATCTATAGCTTTATTTGCTATCTTATCAAATTTATTTTGAAGATCCTTAATTTGCTCTTTATAATTTTCTTCTTGTGTTTTATAATTAAGATTTTCAACTAGTAGGCGTAAATTATCTTTTTCTTTTTCTTTTTCTTTTAAAGTTTCTTCTAAAACTTTTACTTTTTCACTAAGTATTTTTATCTTATTATTTATTTTTTTTTCTTTAATTATCTCATCTTTATTTTTTTTTGCTTTACAAATATTAGTATGATTTGTAAGAACACATTTCCTACTAAATTTTTTTTTACAAAACTCACATTCAAATAAAAAATTTAATTTATTCTGTAAATCAAGACAATATTTTGCTGTTTTTTGATGGTTATTTAAGGATGATTTTGACGTAAATATTTTATTACAATAATTACATTTTAATTTTTCTATTTCCAAATTTTTTTTTACTTTACATACATTATAATGTTTTTTTAAACTATAAATGTTCTTTAAAGTTTTATTGCAATATTCACAATCACTATTCATTTTTAATAGAATAATTTTTTTTTTTTAATTTATAAAAAAATAATTAAATTTCTATAATTAACCATAAACCAGTTTACAATTTTTCTTTTAAAAAATTCTTGAAATTTCATTAAAAAATATAAAATATTTGACCTCGAAATTTTTGTAAAAATATAAATTGAAAAACATTAGTTTACTTTTAACCTATATTTTTGATGATAGAAAGAAAACATGAAAATAATTTTTTGCAGGTTAAAATTGAAAATTTCGAAAAAAAAATTGTGTGTGTGTTTTCTTATTTTTTAAAATCCAAAAATTTAAAAACTCCAAAAACTCCAAAAACTCCAAAATTTCGGAGGAGATGTTTTTAAAAAATGCTTTTGTAAAAAATAAATTTCTGGAAAATAAAAAAAATTATAATTCTGAAAAATATTTTTTGAAAATCCAAAAATCTAAAGTATCTCCTTCAAAAATTTTGATTCTTTAAAAAAAATTGAAAATAAAAATATATTTTCTGAACACATTTCAAGTACCATGGAAGATAAACTCGCCAAAAGTGCAGCCCGTGTTGAAAGATTAAGACTCGAAAAAGAAAAAAAGAAAGAAAAAAGAATTGAAAGAGATCGTAAAAGACAAGAAGAAAGAGTGGCAAAGGCACAAGCAAAACCAAAGGATCCTTTTTACTTTTTTAAACAAGAAGAAATTTTAAAAATTAAAGCAGAATTTCCAGAGTTTGATAAAAAAACGATAGATAAAGAGGTACAAAAGAGATGGAAAGTAGAGAAAAGTAAGAAGTAAAAAGTAAAAATTTAAACTAAAAGGTAATATTTATAAAATTATTAAAGCTAGTAATACCTTTAATAATTTAAAAAGTAAAATTTTAAAAAAATAAAAAAATAAAAAAATTAAATAAAAAAAATCATAATATAAAATGGAAACAACAGACTTAATAGGAATTACAATAAATAGAGAATTTTATTGTAAGGTAAAAGATTGTCCTGAATATCTTCTTTTGAAAACAAAATCCCGTTCAGCAACGGATCATTCAAATATTCATAAAGATACTGATAGTTATGGGAGAAAAAAAGATTGGAAATGCGATAAATGTCCATCCTTTTTTACTTTTACAAATGATAAACAATTTTATAGTCATATGGATGAACATGAAAGTAAAAGAAAAAGAGAAAATGTCGAGAATAAAATAGAAGAAGAAAAAAAAACACTATTAATTTTCTTTAAAGCGTTTAAAGATATGTTCGACATAGAATATAATAAGGACAAATATATTGAACAAATTGTTAGAATAATGAAAAATCGTAATTATTCCGAACAACAAACTTTATGGTTTAAAAAACGTTTTAGTGAAGCTGTTGAATACGTAAAATATAATGCAATAAAAAATATTGAAATCCCAACTAATATATTTGATGCAAAAAAACATATAGAACTAAACTATTTAAAAAAAATAATGTTGAACAGTTCCGTAGACTTAAATAAAGATTTGATGAACCAACCAGAGGCTTTAAAAACATTACGAAATATTATTTTAAACGAGATGCACACAATATTAACTATAAATTCGTTTAGGGGAATAAACGCATTTGTGGCAGATAATAGTTATAATTATGCGGAAATATTATATTACATAGAAAATTATAGAAAAAAATTGGTAGAAAGTTTTGCATATATAGCTGAACCTAGGGTAAATGTAGAAGATGTTATTAATTTTCTAGTTGAAATGCAAAGGGAGAAGGAAAAAGAAACAGCTAATATTCTAGTGGGAATGAAAAGAAAAAGAGGTGAAAACTATGATGAAGGAAATAATAGGCGTAAAAGAAGTAAAAGAAGTAAAAGCAGACGTAAAAAGACTAAAACTAAAACTACTAAAAATAAAAGAAGTAAAAGTAAACGTAAAAAGGGTAAAAGCAGACGTAAAAAGACTAAAACTAAAACTACTAAAAATAAAAGAAGTAAAAGTAAACGTAAAAAGGGTAAAAGCAGACGCAAAAAGAGTAAATATTAAAGCTATTTTTCAGCTTTAATATTTGTTAAAAAAAATAATTAAATTTCTATAATTAACCATAAACCAGATTACAATTTTTTTCTAAAAATTTCTTGAAATTTCATTAAAAATTATGAAATATTTGACCTCTTTTTTTTTGTAAAAAACAAATTAAATTACGTTACTTTACTTTTAACCTATATTTTTGATGATAGAAAGAAAATATGAAAATAATTTTTTACAGGTTAAAATTAAAAATTTTGGAAAAAAAATTGTGTGTGTGTTTTCTTATTTTTTAAAATCCAAAAACTCCAAAAACTCCAAATTTCGGAGGAGATGTTTTTAAAAAATGCTTTTGGAAAAAATAAATTTCTGGAAAATAAAAAAAATTATAATTCTAAAAAATATTTTTTAAAAACTGATTTTTAAAAACATCTCCTTTAAAAAAATTAAAAATAAAAATATATTTTTTGAACACATTTTAAGTACCCATGAAAGATAAACTCGTCAAAAGTGCGAATCATGTGTGTAGAAAGATTAAGACTTGAAAGAGAAAAAAATAATAACTTTAAAAATATTATACTTAATAAAAATGAATAATTTACCTTCTACATCTGCACCAGTACCTGAAATTGATTTACAAAATGAAGAAGGAGAAACAGCTCTTATTAGAGCATCTAGATCAAATAATATAAATGAAGTAAATAGACTTATAGCATCAGGTGCCGATGTTAATTTACAAAATGAAGAAGGAGAAACAGCTCTTATGCTTGCTTCTATGAATGACAATATAGAAGTAGTAAATTCTCTTATAGCAGCAGGTGCAAATGTTAATACACAAAGTGATGCAAGACTTACAGCTCTTATGCTTGCTTCTTATGCTTGCTTCTGATGAGGGTCATACAAATATAGTAAATAGACTTATAGCAGCAGATGCAAATATTAATATAACAAATGAAGAATTTGATTTTGATACTGAAGATATAGATGAAAGAACTTTTAATTTTACAACTTGTAAAGACATAATTTCAGATGAAAATGAAAATATTACTGATTATTTAGCTGAAACAAACACATTTTTATTTATAAATGGTAATCCTAATGAAATAGGAACAAGCATTATATGTTTTAGTAAAGATTATTTAACACAATTTATATCAAATAAAAATGATAACTGGTTTTATGAATGTAATGGAAGACTTCTTGAATGTGGAAGTCGCTCTATGTCTTTTATAAATTATCCTTATCTTAAAATATTTATAAATGATGATGGATTAACAGGATTTGTACCACTAATACAAGTACAAAAAATACTTCAATCTAATTATAAAATATATTATATAAATCCTATGTTAGATAGAGATGGAACACAAAAAATGATTACTCATACTGCTACATGGCAAAATTCATATGGTCCTATTGAAAGTATAAATTATCTTAGTGCTAATCATTGTCAAGCAGGAAGTAATATATTAGTTTATAATTTAAAAGTATGTAGAGATCCAGAAAGATGTATTAGAAGTATTATGTCTTAATAACTAAATATTAAAGATGTTATTATCTTTGATATTTTTTACATAATAAAAAAAATAAAAATGAATATTTAAAAAGGAATTTTAAATATCAGTATGAATTGCGAATATTGCTTAGAAAGTTTTAAAACTAATGATGAACTTGCAAAACATACAAAAAAATGTTCAAAGTATAAAGATGTGTTGTTTGTATGTAAAAAATGTAAGTTTTCAACTGCTGGTATAATTAATATTGATAAACATATTTTATTATGTAAAGAAGAAATAAAAGAAGATAATCTATCATATGAATTACTTTCAGGTGAAGAAGGTGAAGAAGAAAATATACAATTAAAAGTTCTATTAAGAATAGAAAAAAAGCTTGATAAATACTTTAAAAATAATAAAATACCGAAGATAATATCTGATATGCCAGCGCATTTTATATTTCCAGAAATAAAGGAAAAGGAAAAACCTGTCATAGTAAATCAAAGGAAGAAACAAAAAGAAGAAAACAAAAAAGATTTATCTGAAATAGAAAATTTAGATAAGATAATCTTGAAGGATGAATATTCAAAAATAATAGAGGATATTTCTATGTGTAATAATAATTCTAGCTTATCCCAAAAATCTTCTCCTTCATTACCTGGATTTAAAAAGAATACTTATAAACAACTTAAAATAGCTAATATAGAATTGGCAACTGAAATTTCAGCTGATGAATTAGAGACTAAAGTAAATATTAAGAAACAAGAAATAGAAAATAAGAAAAATGCGTATATCAATATTATAAAAGAGTCTGAAATAATCTTTAAAGAGTGTTTTGAAAATATAAAACAAAATAGAACCTATTCTAAAAGTTTAGAAAATATAAAAAAAGCTAGACTAAGACTAATAGAATGTATGCCACATAACAAATATATAAAATTGCTGGAAGGTCATGTTAAAATTCTAGAAAATATCTTTAAAAATTTAAAGGAATTTCCAAACAGAAAAATTGTAGATACAATTTCAAAGAGCATGAATAGTATAGATATGAGATTAATATCATACGGTTCATATTTAAACACTAGTTTAGAGATAGATGATATTCAAAGATTTAAGTCGTCCTTAAATTTTTTTAATGACTGTCCAAGTTTCTTTATACCTATAGATAAAGAAGAGTTATTTCGTAAATTTTTTACATATGGTGCAGCTTTATTTACGTTAAAAGATATGATTGGTATGTTTGTACCTAATAACTATGGTTTTAACAATATTATATATGTTAAATTAAAGAGTACACCAGATGAAGAGACTGATCCATATAGTTTTTATATTTTGGAAGATGTAAATAGTACAAAAAAACCCGAAAAAAGATATTGGAAGATGGATTGTAGATTAGAAGAATTATCCAATAATTTTATAGATAATATAAAACCTTATTTGATAGAACTTTTCAGAAGATTATATTTTAGTAGTTTTAATGATAATGAATTTAGAAAAGATTATACAACATCAAGTTGTATAACAGAATATGATTGCGAGCAGTTACTACATAGTATTCATATCTTAAGTAAGCCAAAAGAGTTTAATATACTCTTACGAAATACTATAAGAAAATATTGTAGTTATTTACCAACTATAAATGATAAATTTAATTTACATGGTGATGATAATGTACAAAAAAAGAGATTTGTAAAAATAAAAGAAGATGAGGAACAGATGGTTGAATCAGTTAAAATGTTATTCGATAATATTTCAACGACAGATGCAGTTGATTTTTGCAGAACTTTATAAAATAATATGCTATTTGTTATTATTTTTCTTAACTATAATAGGTTAAGAAAAAAATAAGATATAAAAGTTTTTTTTAATGTTATTAAGATGAATAAGTTGAAATTAGAAGAAGATTTTTATTTTTTTAAGTGCCCTAATTGTCATGATGATATTATTGTACATAAACATGAGCTCAATTGTAGAATATTTAGACATGCTATAATGAAAGATACATATAAACAAGTTGATCCGCACTTACCGAAAGTTTTATGTGATAAATTAATTGAAGAAAATAAAGTTATAGGATGCTGTAAACCATTTGAAATTGTGTATACTAATAAAGATGGTTATTATTCTATAATTTGTGAATATAAATAATTTTTAAATCCATTTAAAATATAAAAATTAATAGATAAAAATGGATATACCTAAAAAAATATTTCAAACATGGGAAGTAAAGGAGAATAAAATGACAAAAGATATGCAGAAAATAATAAATACATGGAAACAATTTAACCCAGAATATGAATATCATTTTTACGATAAGAATGATCGCGAATTATTTATAAAAAATAATTTTTCAAAGCAGATATACGAAGCATATTCTCGAATAATACCAGGTGCATATAAAGCTGATTTGTGGAGATATTGTATTTTATACAAGTATGGAGGAGTTTATGTAGATATAGATACGATATGTATGAATAGTATAGATAAATTTTTATTTCATCAAGTTGAATTTGTAGGATTAATTGATTTTAATAGAGATTCAATACTAATGGAAGGTAATCATAATTTAGCTAATGGTTTTATAGCATCTATACCTAATTCTAAAATTTTAGAAAACTGTATTAATATTATTGTGTATCAGGTTGAAAAAAATATTATACCTCATTCAAAACTTAATTTTAGTGGTCCTGGTGTTCTAGGAAGAGCTACAAATGTATATTTAAAATTACCAGAATATAATCCGGTTATAGGCAAAGAAGGTTTAAATAATAAATTATATTTATTAAAATTTGAGGAAGAAACTGAGTATGTTAAAAATGTAGGCGGTGATATACTATTTCAAAATAAAAATGGGAATAATCTTATAAAAGAAGCATACGAAAAAGAGATAGAAAATATAAAAAATCATGTTTGTTGGATGTCATCAAGAGTAATATTACACCCAAAAATAGCTATATTTAATGGATTTGCATTTCATTATGAAATGTTTGGTTATTTAATAGACTATTGTGTCTCTAAGAATATACAATTAGATATTTATACTGAAACAGTAGATAATATGGATTGGTTAAAATTTTATCTTCTTACTTTTCCAAAAAATTCTTTTAAATTAAAAAAAATGCAAGATTATAGTCCTATTAACGGCTATACAAAAGTTGTTTTATTAACCGACGATGATTTTCATTTTAAAGATGAATGGATTAATGAAAAGGTGATTTGTATAGATCACGATCAAAATAATAGAAGAGAAAAAATCAAGAGTCATATAGGGACAAGATTTTATCCTTTCAGACCAAAATTAGATTGGGCTTTGCAAGTTTATAAAATAATTGATGTACAAGAAAAAATAAAAATATCAAAAAATAACATAGTTATCATAGGTAATAATGTTAGATATTTTAAGCCTGAATATATAAGTAAAATAAGAAACTTTGAAAAATATAATTTTATTTTGATAGACAGATTTATACATACTTATTTAGACGATAACATTAGAGAACTAGAAAATATTACTATATATGATAAATTATCCACTATAGATATGATAAAGATATTGAAAGAAAATAGTTATCTATTTATAAGTGATATTATGGATAAAAAAAAAGAAAGAATTTCAGCAAGTATTCCACTTGCTTTAAACTGTTTATGTACTATGATAATTCCTAAAGAAATGAATTATTACTACAAGTTTAAGTCTGCTATAGAATATGAAGATATGATTGATATTATCGAACCTAATCATGAAAAATTAGAGGAAGATTTAAACTATCATATAAAACATAAATATAAAGTATTCGACAAATATATTTACGAAGATTATTAAATATCAAGCTTGTCTAAAGCTTAATATTTTTTTATAATTTCATCAAGTTGAGTATAAAGGTCTTCAACCGAATAATTATTATAGATTATAAAATCCCATTTATCGTCTGTAAAATTTTTTAAAGAATTTTCGCTATTATGATTACTTGAACCATTACCTATTCTTGAAGTATTATCGACATCTCTAACAATTTTAATACACTTAAATCCTGCTTCTTTTAATGCTATAAATTCATTCTCAAATCTAAGGTCAGATATGTAAATATTTTCAAAAGGAGGAAGACTTATTATTTTTTTTAAACATAGATCGACGAATATATTTTCAGATATTTCATTCTTAAAAAAATCTGCAAAAGTCTGTAAAAATTTTCTGTCTTTTTGTAAAGGTAAATTTAGAATTCTTTGAGAATAATTTAAAATATCATAAAGAGGAGATGCAAAAGAATATTTTCTCCCTCCATACTTGGATATTAGATAGTCAACAGATGTATCTTTACCACTTCCAGAATTAATTCCAAAGGCTAATTTCATATTGTATATATTTTTATTTTTATGTTTTTATTTATTAAATCAATTTTTTTTAGAAATTATAAGGTGTAAAACTCCATCTTTATAACTAGCAACTATATCTTCGGAATCAACTTTCGACGACAAATAAATTGTTCTAGAAGATTTTCCGTAACTTCTTTCAAAATAATGATATTTTTCGTTCGTGTCTATTCTTTCATTCTTTCTTTCAGAAGAAATAGTTAACATATTATTATCCAACCTAATATCAATATTTTTCTTTTCTACACCTGGTATATCGGCTTTTATTATGTAAGAAGTATCAGTTTCTTTTACATCTAAATCAAAATTTTTTATAGGTATAATCTGACGTAATGAAAAAACATCATCATCAAATTGAGTAACTAACGACATTTTTATTCAAAAAAAATTTTGTCTTTAAATCACAATTAGAATTTTACGACTTTATGAATTTTGACGCTATGCAAAGGGTAATTCTTTGTAAACAGTACAAAGTCAAGTTGATTTACGATTATGATTTCATCTTCAAGCTTTTGGCAAATATAGCTGTCATAATAGTCATTTTCGTTAATCTTATTGTTTAACTGCTTTGAGATATCTAATAGCTTTGCTCTTGCTTCTTCTAAATTTGTTTGATAAAAATATGGTTTGTCATCTATAGTTATAACATAAATATCTTCATTTTCGGAAGTAATTGTTTGTACCTCTTTTGTATTAGTAATATCGGGTTCGATAGTACATGTCTTATCGTTGTAATAATTTTCAAATAGTTTAGACATTTTTATTTTTTATTAAAAATGTTTTAATTTTAAACTAATATTTAAAAATTAAAACTAAATTATTAAAATATGCCAACTATAACAGCTCGCGACTTTTCAAGTATTTTAAATTTAAATCCTTTTGAAAGTCCATATGAATGTTTAAAGTCAAAAATAATTAAAAAACACTTTTATGGAAATAAATTTACAGAACATGGAAATAAATATGAAAGTTATGCTATTAAAATGTATGAAAAATATACTGGTAATATGGTTAAAACTCAGCAAATAAGTTGTAAACATCCAAAGTATGAGTGGATAACTGGTAGAGTAGATGGTCTTACAACATTAAATAAACAACCACCAAATCAAAAAAAGAGAAAATTAGATGCAAATATGGATTGTATAGTTGAGATAAAATGTCCTATGAAAAAACCAGAAACACCTTTAACTATACCTATTTATTATTGGATACAATGTCAAGTGTATATGAATATTTTAAACTACGATGTCACTCATTATGTTGAGTTTTATATAAATTCAAATGAAGACGGAGATAAAGGTGAATTGCAATATGTAGAAATAAGAAGAGATAAAAAGTGGTGGAATAAATCACTTCCAAAAATAAAAAAATTTTATAATGAGGTAGTTAAGTATCATGAAGTTGGAAACTTGGAAAATCACCCAATTAGAATAAAAGAGAAAGAGTGGGAAAAATCTTTTTCTATTTAAATTTATTTTTCTTTTTCTTAAATTTATTTTTTAATTTAAGAAAATTATTCTTCAATCCATTCCTTATTTTCTAAAGTCCATAAAATAGTATTTTTCAAAGATTCTTCAAAATTTAGAGGAAGTTTAAATCCTAAAGAAAATAATTTTGAACCATCTAAACTATATCTTAAATCATGCCCAGGTCTATCAGTATGAAAATTAATCATTTCAAAGTTAAGTTCTTTGCCTATAATCTTAGAGATAAAATGTGCCATTTCTAAGTTAGTAACTTCTTTTTCTCCGGTTATATGGTATAACTCTCCTATATTTCCGTTTTTTATTAAAAATAAAATAGCGGCTGCAATATTTCGGGCATGAATATAAAATCTAGAACCTGAATTTAAGCATGTTTCATCGCTATGAATAGGAATAGTTTTATTTTCAAGGATATACTTTATACATTTTGGAATAAACTTTTCAACATGTTGTCTTTCTCCAAAAGCATTCATAACATTTACCATAATAACAGGTACCTTATATGTATTTTCATATGCAATACATAGTTGTTCTCCAGCAGACTTTGATGCTGAATATGGATTTGTTGGATTATGTTTATCTGTTTCTTTATATGAAACATTATTTGGAGCAGATCCATAAACCTCGTCTGTACTAAAATAAAACATTTTTTCAAGATTCTTACAACTTCTAGCATATTCAAGAATATTAAGAGTACTCATAATATTGTTATGTATAACATAAGTTGGATATTTAATGGAATTATCTACATGTGTTTCAGCCGCCATATGAACTATAAAGTTAATATTTTCTCCTAATTCTTTTATAATACCTTCAGAAAGAGGATTAATTAAGTCCAAAGTAAATATTTTTATTCTTTTATTTTCTAGAATACCCATATCTTTGAGTCTATCTAAACCAAAAGAAGCATAAGATAGCTTATCTAGAATGTAAATATTCCAGTTTGTTTTTCGTAAAATATGTTCTATAAAGTGATGCCCTATAAATCCGCATCCACCAGTAATTAATATGTTTTTTACGTTCATTTTATTTTTTATTTTTTATTTTTTAACTTTTAAACTTAAATTTAAAAATAAAAATTTAAAAGATTAAAATGAAGAAATTTAGCATCATAATGCCTTTAAAAATTAACGAGTTAAATTCGTTTAAAATATTCTCAGAAATAAGTTTACCTTTGTATAGTAAATTTTTAAATTGTGAAGAACTTGATTATTTTTATATTATATGTCCTTTATCTGATATTACACCTTTACAAAAATATACTAGGATATATCCTAATATACCTTTTAAATATATAGATGAAAATATTTTAATTAGTAGTAATATACATATTCTAGAAGGTTGGTATAAACAACAAATAATTAAGCTAACTATTAGTTTAATTTTAGAAACAAAATATTATTTAGTAGTAGATAGTGATATGTACTTAAAACAACCATTAAGTTATGATGATTTATTTGATAGCGCTAAAATAAAATATTGTTTTGAGCCTTGGCAAGAGTTAAATAATAAATATTTTTCAACAAATTCAAAATGGTGGTTAAATTCGGCAAATATTTTAAAATTTGACATAACTAAATTATATAACCAAAATTTTTTAATGGGTGTAACACCTCAAGTTTTAATAGTAGATGAAGTAAGGTCTTTAATAAATTATTTAAACTCTATATATGGTTCAGATTGGCAAAAAATTATATGTGAAATGAAATTTACAGAATATACTCTTTATTGGATATATTTGATAATGAAAGAAAAAACAAATTTATATACTATAGATGGATATCCTCTTTGGAAACATGATTTAGAAAGAAATATTTTATACTATGATACAGAAGAAAATATGAAAAATATTGTTCAAAAGTCTATAGAAGATAAAAAATCTTATTTTTCTGTAATTCAATCTTATTTACCAGTTAATATAGATGCTATGAAAAATATAATTTTTAAAAATGTCAAGATTTCATATTCAGCTATATTTTTAGTAGCTTCTATGACATGTCCAAATAGATATCAAGCATTTCAAAGAAACGAACGAAGACAGCAAATAACAGATACTTTAAATAGTATAAAACAAAAAGTTCCAAATTCAATTTGTATTTTAATAGAAGGAAGCAATCTTACAGATTTTGAAAAATATGAATATAGGAGACATTATGATATTGTATTGGAACTCGGAAATGATAAAAGTATATATCAATATATAAATCATCCTCAAAATATAGGTCATGGAGAACTTAAATTATTAGAAAGGGGTATTGAATACGCAGTTAAAAATATTTTAAATGTGTTTGATATATCTTACATTTTTAAGATAACAGCAAGATATAAATTAACAGATAAGTTTGATATTTTAAATTATGTAAAAGATAAGTATTGTTTTCGACCACATATTGATACATCTATAAATAACAAAGTTTTTACAACTGGATTATACTCTATTCCTATTAATGATATTGAAAATTACAAAAAGATACTAATAGAAGGACAAAACGTATTATCAAATGGTTGTATTATGGTTGAAAGAATGTATGTAGAAATGATACCTGATGAGAAAATACACTTATTAGAAAATTTGGGAGTTGAAGGTATGTTAAGTTACAATAAAACATATTTTAATCTCTAATTCTATTTAAGAATATAAAATAAATGAATAAAAGTATGAAAATTTTAATTTTTGGTTCAAAAGGTTGGCTTGGTCAAAAATTTAAAAGTTTTTTGTCTAAATTAGATGTTTTATTTGCAGAGGCTCAAACTAGGATTGATATAGAAAATAAGAATAATATTATAAGGGAAATAAAAGAAATATCTCCAACACATGTAATATCTTTTATAGGAAGAACTCATGGATTTATAGGAGATAAAGAATATAAAACTATTGATTATCTCGAAGAAGATGGTAAGTTAGTAGAGAATATGAGAGATAATTTTCTAGCTCCAATATTACTTTATGAAATTCTAAAAAATACTGATATTCACTATACTTATATTGGTACTGGATGTATTTTTGAGTACAAAGAAGATATAAAGAAGGTTCAAGATGAACCTGAAAATTGTTATAAATTTTTAGAGGAAGATAAGCCTAATTTTTATGGTTCAAGTTATTCGATAGTAAAAGGGTATACAGATCAATATTTAAAAGATACTTTGAATATTTTGAACGTAAGAATAAGAATGCCTATAACAGAATATAATGAACCTCAAAATTTTATTACAAAAATAACAAAATACGAAAAGATATGTTCCGTACCAAATTCTATTTCTGTTATTCCAGAATTATTACCATATATTTTTGAACTTATGAAAAAAAAATATTCAGGTACTATAAATATGGTAAATCCGGGGGTTATTAGCCACAATGAGATTTTAAAGATGTATCAAGAAATAGTTGATCCAAAATTTACTTGGAAAAATTTTACGCTTGAAGAACAAGCTGATGTATTAAGTTCAAAAAGATCAAATACTTATCTTGATACTACACTATTACAAAGTTTATTTCCGAAAATAAAAAATATAAAAGATGCGGTTAGGTCCACACTTATAAATTACAAAATATAATTTTAAACTTAAGTATAGTTTAAAATTACTTTTTCATTATAATTAAATCATTAATAAAACACCAATCAAAATAACTTGGATAAACAATATCTACGTGGCAGTTTTCAAGGTGAAATATTAAACAATTATTGTGTATTTGATTTTCTTTATTTAGTTCAAATAAAGGTATCTTATTTAAAAAATCTGTACCTAAATAAGTATTATCATATATATGGTATGGTGGAGGACCAAGAGTATATGATGCCATATGTTCTCTATATGTTGTTTTGTTTAAAAATCCCTTTAAATCCATACATTCAAGTAATAATTTAGTTGGTAATATCCAACATGCTTGATATGCAGAATTTGGATAAGTAGGAGTAAAATATTGCTTATTATTTATTTCTATGATATCTGTATATTTAATAGTTTGTTTTCCTTTAACATCAAGAAAAGCATGCTGTCTTTTTATCTTTGAATATTCACATCTTTTAAAACAAGGTATGTATTTAGGCCATAAATCTTTTAATTTATCGAGAAAATCTAATATTGAGTTATAAGTTACCAGTATATCATCTTCAGAATACATAACTAAATCATAGTTATTAATATGTTTGAAAATATAATCCCTATGGACAGATGTTAATAAAAAAGGATGTTCTAAATTATCATGAACAATAATTTCAAGTTCAAAACCAATATAATCTTTATATTTATATTCTAATAAATTTTTAGCCTCATAACTATTGGTATCAACACATATTCTTTTATAACAAGTATAAGTTAGTATAATATTATCGATTACACTATATAAATAATTTACATGATTATTTGGATAATGAAATGCGATACATATCAAAAATTTCATTTTATTGTATTTTTTAATATTTTAAATAGAAATATATTACTGATTATACTCTATCATCTTGTCTAATTTATAATTAAATTGTTTAAGGTAATTTTCAATAATGTTTGAATTGGTTACATTCTATATTGCCATAACTTTAGGTTTATATTTATTTATGTCTAAACTTTTCAAACAATTTAACTTACCTCCTTCAACATCAAGTGAAATTATATCAATATATTTAATGCTTGGTATTTCAGTTTCAATTATTGTGTCTAGAGTTTTTTGGGGAACTACATTTTTTTACATTATCATCTAGTCTCCAATTATTTTTTTCAAAATGGTAAATGTTTGATATTCTTATAGGTTCAAATGCACCTATATAAAAAAAACACACCTTTGTATAATGGGTCTAGGGAATACTCTCTTAATACTTGATCAACATATTTTCCATTATGAAACTCGCCATGGTATTTATTATATACCATTTTTAACCTATAGTAATTTAGTTGTTTAAATTATGTTTTAATATTTTAACTATATCTTCGTGAAATAAACTTTTTTCTGTTTTTATTTTATTTATGAAATTCATATTAACCAAATCAGGATGAATATACCAGTCTTCAAATGGACTATGTTTTCCTTCATAATAAACTTGAACATCTGGAAAAACTAACATATATCCGTTTTTCTGAAATATCTGTCTTGAAATATTTCGTGTATCAAACCAATTCCCCGTATATATATCATGTTCAAATGTAATAGTTGCGAATTTATATTTATTAAAAACATCAAAATCTAATATGTTTAAAACATCTAACGTAGATTTATTGTTTACGTCTAAATCAATCTGTAGATAATCTATTTCAAGTGGAAAATCTTTGTCATCTAAAAATTTTCTATAATTTATTTTTCGAGCATCATTAATAATATAAAGCGAATTTGGCCTTGATTTTTTATAAGATTCTTCAAAAGAAAAATCATAATCAATAAGAACCCCTTTCCAATCATAAATTTTTTCTAATATAAATGTATTATTACTAAAACTATTGGGACAATGAGACCCAATCTCAACATAAGTACCATTTCTCTTTTTTTTCAAGCAATTAATTACAAAGATATCTTGACTTGCTTGACTATTTGAAAAATTCATTATAATATTTCTAAATTTATCAATCATATTCTTATGGCTATATTGTTCTAAAAATTTATTGCAGTAATTAGTTGAATTTTTTAAACAAGTTTCAAGGTTATTTTTATAAATACAAATATCGTCACTATAAATATGTCTAAACATATAACTATCAGATATTATTAAGGGTTTTTTGACAGATAAAGCGTAATCTATAGTACTTGAAATGCCTCTTCCTTTCATATAATCATATAAAAATATATTTGCAGTGTTTGATTTCAAAAAAAATAAAAGCTCATCTTCCGTAAAAAATTCATGACATATAATAAGCTTAATACCTTTTTTGTAATTAGAATTATAAGAAGACTGTTTAACTAGTGATTTATTTGTATCTCTATTAGGATCGAAATATGCCATTGGGATAAGAAGTTTTATGATTGCATTATCATACTGTTCATTTACATATTTAACAATTTTGTCAAAACCTTTGTTTGTAAATCCAAAACCAAAAGAACCAAAAATGGGTACATCTTCTTCTTTATATTCAATAAAATCTTTTATTAGTTGATTTGAAATTATAGGCTGAATATTCTCGACATTTTCAAATATCGGTCTCGGTATACTATATATATTATTGTCAGTTGGATCTATATTTATAAATATTTGAAATAAATTATTAACATAATCAAAACCTGGTCCCGCAACATTTATTTCATGTGTTATTCCAATGTTAAGCTTACTATTTTCAGTATAAAATAACCAAGGCATAGTTAATACATGATAATTATATATAATAATTTGAACTGAATTATAAGCGTTAAGAACTTTTTCATAATCATTTAATGTATCAATTTCTTGATAAATGTAGTTAATGTTGTTATCTTTTTTTAAAATATTGTAAAGACGCAATCCGTATTGATATACACCACAAGCAATCTTTGTGTGATTTAAAAATAATATGTTCATTTTAAAAATAAAAATTATACTCTTTAAATTGTTATTTAAAAATTAAATTTTATATTATAAATGCATACTATAATGTTAAATTGTAGAATTTGTAATTCTTCCAATCTTATCGATATTGTAAATCTTGGAAATCAATATTTAGCTTCTCGTTTTCCTTTAAAAAATGAAATAGATAATGTACCTATCGCACCTGTTGTACTTGTCATGTGTAAAGATTGCTCTCTTGTTCAGTTAAAAAATACTATATCACAGTCGGATATGTATGAAAATAACTACGGGTATAAAAGTAATGTTAGCAATACTATGAGAGAACATTTAAAACAATACAATTCAGAAGTGCAATTAATTGCACCTATTAATCAAGATGATTGGGTTCTTGACATTGGAAGCAATGATGCTACATTTTTAAAATATTATGGTAAGTGTAATAAAGTAGGATGTGATCCAACAGGAAAACAATTTGAATCTTATTATACAGAAATAAACCTGATTCCAACTTATTTTACATATAAAAATGTAAGAGATGTTTTTAAAACTGAAAAATTTAAAATAGTTACAAGTATTGCTATGTTTTACGATTTACCAAATCCAATTGAATTTGCGACTGATATTTACAATCTATTAGAAGATAATGGAATTTGGTCGTTTGAACAAAGTTATGCGCTATCTATGATTGAAAAAAATAGTTTAGATACTATATGTCATGAACATTTAGAATATTATAATATTAAAAATATTTTGGATATACTTAATGCTTCAAATTTTAAGTGTATAGATATTTCTTTTAATGAATGTAATGGCGGAAGCATGCGTTTTAAAGTTGCAAAAAAAGATAGTCTCTTTATAGAGTTAAATCTTGAAAATTTATTACATAATGAGAAACATTTGTATTCTTCTCAAACATATGTTAACTGGTTTCAAAATTGCAAAGATGAAATAAATATAACAAAAGAGTTTATTAAATTTCACAAAGATTTAGGAAAAAAAATTTACATTTATGGTGCATCTACCAAGGGTAATACTTTACTTCAATACGCAAATTTAGATAATACTTTATTTGACTATGCTGTTGAAAGAAATCCCGATAAGTTAAATAGATATACACCAGGTACTAATATTCCTATTATAATGGAAGAAGAAATGAGAATAAATCCACCTCCTTATATGTTAGTTTTACCTTGGCATTTTAAGGAAGAGATTATAAAAAGAGAATCAAAATACTTAGAAAATGGAGGTTCTTTGATTTTTCCTCTTCCAAAGTTTGAAGTTATTACAAAAAAAAACGAGTTTTTATAACCGGAATACAAGGACAGATAGGACGTTATTTAGTAGAACTATTAAAAGATAGTTGTATAATTTTTGGACTAGTTAGAAATAAGGTTAGTGATTCATTTTTCGATAATTGTGATATTTTTGATTCTAGGTATGATTTAGAAAATATTTTAAAAAATATATACCCTGATATTATATATCATTTAGCTAGTTTAACAAATTCAGAAGAATGTGTAAAAAATAAAGTTAAAACTTTGGAGATTAATGGTATTTTTATCTGTAAAATAATAGATAAAATGAAAAATAATTGTAAAATAATAAATGCATCAAGTTGTGAAATATACAAAGGTAATGGTGCATATATAATAAAAGAAGATGATATAAACTATAATCCTACTCACCCTTATGCATTTGCAAAATTATTGGCACATCAGATGATTAAATACTATAGAGAAAAAGAAAACAAATGGACATCAAATGCTCTATTATTTACAACTGAAAGTCCTTTTAGAAAAGATACTTTTCTTGTAAAAAAATGCACTAATCATATAAGAGAATGGAAAATGGGTAATAAAAAAATTTTAAAATTAGGTGATATAAGTAGTTACAGAAACATTAATCATGCCTATGATGTTGCAAATGCACTTATAATAATAAGCAAACAAGAAAAACCCCAAGATTATATAGTTTGCGGTAACGATTATTTATCTATAAAAGACATAATTATAAATCTTTATAAAGAAGGTGGTTTATTGTTAATTGAAAAAGAAAACTTATTTTATACTGAAGAAGAAGTTATTATAGAGTTTAATTCTTATAATAGAAATTTTTCCGAAGCACAACTTAATGGAAAGTCTGAAAAACTGGATAAATTAGGATGGAAAAGAAGATTTGAAGGACCACAAATCTTTAAAAATCTTTAAAAATTTTTAAACTTTAAAAATAAGTTTAAAGATTACTTTTATTTTATTAAAAATGAGTCTATGTGTAAATTTAAGTACCGGAGAACTTCTAGATAAGTTAAGTATTTTAGAATTAAAAAAAGACATTATAAAAGATGAAAATAAGTTAATAGAAATTAAAAAAGAATTACTAGAGCTATCAAAGGTTGACTTTTTAAAAACTGAAAATATTTTCTACTTTAATATATTGAAATGGATAAACTATCAAATATGGTTATTTACAGATCAAATAAAATCAACAAAAATACTTGATGAAAATTTTGCTTTTATATCAAATAAAATTTTTAATTATAATCAATATCGTTTTCGCGTTAAAAACATACTTAATTTTAATTCAAATATTAAAGAACAAAAAAGCTATGCTAGTAATAATATAAAAATTAAGGTTGATTTTAACTCATATTATTCTAATTTAAGTAAAATAAATATGCTAAGTGTTTTGTACGATGAAATTATATTTTGCACTAATAATATTGAATTAGTTAAAATAATTTCAACTTTAAATCCAACCACAAACTTTATATTTTCAAATGATGAAGGACAAAGTATAGATGAAATCGTAATATATGATTTTGAATGTACAGATGTCTTTAATTTTTTACCAATTAATTATATAAGCGGTGGTCGTTTAGGAGATTTTATTCATCAACTATCTATATGTTATGAAAATTTTTTAAAAACTGGTAGAAAAGCAAATATATATATATCAGATACCGATAGAGAAAAATTTGCTTTAGGAGCACCAATAGCACACAGAGATTTGTATACTATTTTAAAAAAACAAAAATATGTAAATGAATTTAAACTATATAGTAATGAATATTATGATATAAATCTTTCTGATTGGAGAGATTCTATGTTACTCTATAAAACAAATTGGTATAAAATTTTTTTAGATTACTATAATGTTGATTGGGCGAAAAATAAATGGATTAATATTGAACCAAATACCGAGTTTAAAGATTATACATTATTAAATGTATCTATGTTTAGATATGTAGATATAGAGTATAATAATTTGCCGTATTCGAAAAATATAATCTTTATATGCTTTGACAAAATTGAGTACGATAATTTTTGTATAAAATCTAAAACATGTTTTCCTTATTATGTTGCGAAAAATGTAGAAGATATGATTAAGAGTATTGCAGGCTGTTATTGTTTTATTGGAAATTTATCGTCTCCTTTGGCATTTGCGATTTCTATGCATAAATATTGTACGGGATTAATAGGTTATACCGACGATACTATACATATGAAAGACTTAGAAATACCTAACTATTATTACTATCAAAATGAAAATATTTTTACAAAAAATATATTCGATAAAATATAAAGTTATTTTAAGTTGCAAAGAAGAGTTAAATAATTTTTACGAAAAATGTGGTATGAAGAGAAAAGGTTTATCATTTACAATATACAAAAAATAAGTTTTAGATATTTAAATATATAAAACTTAAAGATTTGTGTATAATAAAAAAAAATAATGTCGGTAGAGATAACATGTATTTTAAATGTTTTTAAAAGAGTAGAATATTTTGAAGACCAATTAAATGCTATTTTAAATCAATCAATTCCTCCTAAAAAAATTATTATTTGGAATAATAATTCAGAAGTAAATATGTCTTCTTATGCAACTGATAATATTTTGGTATTAAATTCATCTCAGAATTTAGGTGTATGGGCTAGATTTTTTTCACAATATTTTTTATTAAGCGGAGAATATGTGTGTATATTTGATGATGATACTATACCAGGGTGTAATTGGTTTAAAAATTGTGTAGAAACAATAAATAAATATAATGCACTTTTAGGAACTATAGGTGTGATATTTGACGAGGGAGATACATATAAATATAATTTAAGATATGGTTGGTCGTCAGGATGTGATAATGCAAAGATGGTTGATATAGTAGGACATTCCTGGTTTTTTAGAAAAGAATGGATTACAACATTTATTAAAGAGCTACCAAATATTGACCAAAAATATTTAACATGTGGAGAAGATATACATTTAAGTTATGTCTTACAAAAATATTTAAATATTCCGACAATAGTTCCGCCACATCCTTGGACTGATATAACTTTGTGGGGAGCAGATAATAACAAATCTTGGAAGTATGGAAAGGATGAAAATGCTTTATGTAGACAACCTGGATGGCATATAAGATATAATGATGCTTTTAAAAACTACATTAGTAATGGGTTCGAAACTATTCATAATAAAGCAAAAACTTTAAAGACTTATTCAAATTGTTTGGATTATTTTATTGCTCGTATAAAAAATAAACAACATTTTGTAATAATGAAATGTGCAGATGGGGAATACTCTATATCAATCAATAAATCTATACAAAATTGTGATAATTGGACCTTTAAAACAGATTCTATACTACATAAACATTTTAATGATACACTAAGCTTGATTAATAGTAATGTCTTTTATGGAGTATCTGGACCTTCAGATTCTAAAGTTATTTGTGACTATTGGTATAAAAATATAGCTAATACACATAATATAACTTACGCGAATATATTTGTAAATAAAAACTATTCAAGATGGGAAGAATTTTTAAAAAATGCAGAGTATAATTGTATACTAATTTCTCAAGTTTATCCGTCGTCAGGAAAATTAGGTGGAATGAAAATTATAGAATATTTACCTATCGATAAATATTTGGTAAATAAATGGGATGATGAGTATGAAAATTATTTTAAGCTAGTTTCCGAACTAGCAAGAAATCATACAAATTTATTATTTTTTGTATCAGCAGGTCCTTTAGCGAATATTTTTATACATCGTATGTATTTAGAAAATCCTAATAATACGTATATTGATTGTGGTTCATCAATTGATTTTTTAACGAAAGGTATTTACACAAGAACTTATCAAACTCATAATGATATTTATGTAGATAAAGAAAATTTACCTATAGTTTATGGTGATTTACAAATTATTGAAAATAAAAATATACATAATTTTGAAAAAATTACACAAATTCAAAAAGATTTTGTTAGGAGTTTTAAAGGTGGATGGTCATATACTCAAAAAGAAATTACCGAACTTTTAAAAAATTTATCATTAACAGAAGACTTTTCGGTTTTAGAGTTTGGTTCTGGTGATTCTACTATAAAATTGTACAATTATATAAAAAACTATACCTCTAATCTTATATTTTATACATATGAATCGGATATTAACTATATTAGAGATTATAAAGAAATACAATATATATTATACGATATAAATAACATAAAAGAGGTTGTTATTCCTGATATCAAATTTGATTTAATTTTAATTGACGGTCCTAATGGTGATAAAAGGTCTTTGTGGTACTCAAAAATAAAAAAAAATGTAAAAAATGGAACTATAATTTTAATTGACGATTTTAACCATTACAAATGTTTTTCCGAAGAATTGGATAAAAATTTTGAATATGAAACGTTAAGCTATAACGATGAACCTTTTATTCCAAATGGTGAACATTCTTGGAAAATAATTAAAATAACAGGAGTTCGTGCGAAAAAAGTAAAAGATAATTTTGAAATTGCAGAATTTAGATTTTTAACAACTAATGACGAATATGATGTAAAATACGAATGGTGGTCTAGAATATATGAATATAAGGTTGTTTTAAATGTTCTTGAGAATTTAAATGCAAATGCAAAATCTCTAATTCATAATACATCATGGGGTTTTACTGGGTGTCATTTAACATTTAAAAATGACCTTGATAGTAAATATGAAAAATCAATACATAGTGACATAAAATCTTCAAGTATAAAAAATACGATGATATATGATATAACAAAGCCAATTAGTAGCTCTTTTCATAATTATTTTGATTTTGTCATTAACATTTCTACTGTCGAAGAAGTAAATTATCCCACAGATAAAATACTTGATAATTTGATGCAACAACTAAAACCAAATGGATATCTTATTATTACTTTTGATTATGACATAAATAATTGTACCTCGGTTGGAAATGGATCCATGAATTTGTCATTAATTGAAAATTATTTAAATAAAAACATCGAAAGTATGCCAACTAATGCTATTAATGGTTCAAATGTAGTAAATCCTATGATTAGATATACTAGTTTAAATTGTGGTATATTAGTTATTAAAAAAATATAATTTATAAACATCTTATTTTATAAAATAAAATGTTTCTTATTTGTTTTGGTACACGTCCTGAATACATAAAAGTAAAGTCTTTGATTGATAATTTAAGTAATGTTAAAACTTGTTTTACAGGTCAACATATTCATCTTTTAGATGGTATTAAAGTAGATATTAAGTTAAATAGCCTTGAATTAACTTCAAATAGATTGAATAATATTATTATAAGTAGTCTGTATAATTCAAAAATTTTTGATGAGATTAAATATGTTATAGTTCAAGGAGATACAACAAGTGCTTTGTCAATAGCTTTATCTGCTTTTAACAATAAAATAAAAGTAATTCACTTAGAAGCTGGTTTAAGAACCTATGATATAAATGATCCATATCCAGAAGAGCTTAATAGACAACTGATTAGTAGAATTGCAAATATTCATCTATGTCCAACAGAATTAAACAAAGAAAATTTGATTTCTGAAGGTATAAAAGATAATATATATGTTACTGGTAATACTGGTTTAGACAACATAGATAAAAAAGATACATTCTATGGAAATAAAATTATAGTAACTCTGCATAGGAGAGATAATCACCATAATATAAATGAGTGGTTTAAAACTATAGATAAGTTAGCAGAAAAATATTCCGAACTTGAATTTATATTACCTATACATCCAAATCCTAATATTCAAAAATTTCGTTATATTTTAAAAAAAGTTAAAGTTATAGAACCAGTATCACATTCAACTATGATAAAACTTTTAAAAGAGTGTAAATTTATAATATCAGATAGTGGAGGAATTCAAGAGGAAGCTAGTTTTTTTAATAAAAAAATAATTATATGTAGAAATTTTACAGAGAGACCAGAAGTTTTGAAGTCGAAACATGGAATATTATGCGATTTACCAAATAAACTAGAAGAAATATTCGATAAAGTTAAAGAAGATTATATAATTGACAAACCATGTCCATTTGGAGATGGTTTTGCATATAAGAATATAGTTGATATTTTGAAGGAGTTAAAATGAACATTTTTGCTTTAAATATAAAAATAAAAATGAAAAAAAATTTAAAAATGAAAAATATTTATAATAATTATAAATTAAACAAAATGAATTCTTCGTCGGTACAATTTAATAAATTTTTAAAAGAAAAATACGTAGATGGGGTATATTATACTCATGTTTCGATGGTAAATCCACGAGGTAAATACCAACTAAATAGAGATTCTTTTGAAGAATTTTGGAAGCTATATAATGAAGCTGTTTTTACAGATAAAGAAAACTTCATTATTGGTTTAGCCGAAAAACCTCAAAATTATATACCCGTTCTATGTGACATAGATATAAAAAAAACAGAAGAAGATATGGATTATTTAGAGGTAGTAGATAACCATATTTATACTGAAAAAAATTTGAGAGATGTGGTAGAGATATATCAGTCTGTATTAAGAAATATAATAGAAGATTGCACAGATGATCACTTATTGTGTGTTGTCTTAGAAAAAGATATGTACACAATAGTAAAAAATGGATTAAAAATTTTTAAGAGTGGTTTTCACCTTCAATTTCCTAATTGTTTTCTGAGTAAAAATGAACATGAAAATCATCTTATACCAAGAATAAAGGATCATCTTAAAAAACTAAATGTTTTCTCAAATTTAAACTACGAAGATTCAAGTGAAGTTTTTGATTCTGGGTACTTAAAAGCGCCTTGGCTACTCTATGGAAGTAGAAAAGAAGGTGAACATATGAAACCTTATAAAATAACGAAAATAATTAATTCTGAAGGAGAGAATATAACTCTTGAAGAAGCTTTTAGATATTATAATGTGTTTAACATATCAGACCAGCTTATAGATATGAAAGATAATATAGAGTTAAATTTGCCTAGAATTTTAAGTATATTACCATCTAATAGAACTTGTAGCGAAATAAAGTATGGACTACCTTCTCCAGTAAAAGAAAAACAAATAAATAAAAAATATAAAATAGAAGATGAAAATGAAGAAGAGAAAATCAATAATGAAAATTCTATAAATCAAAATTTAAGTATTGCCAAAAAATTATTAAGTATGGTTTCTGATTTTAGAGCAGATGATAGAAATAACTGGTTACATATAGGTTGGATATTACATTCTATTGGAGATGGATGCGATGAAGCTCTACAATTGTGGATTGATTTTTCAAGCAGATGTGAAGATAAATTTGATGAAAATGAGTGCATTAATCAGTGGAAAAAAATGACAAAAAAAGATAATGGGCTAAAGATTGGAACATTACATTATTATGCAAAATTAGATAACGAAGAAATGTATAAAGAAATGCAAATAGAAAATGCGAAAAAACATATTGAAGAAGGTATTGAAGGGTCTCATAATGATATTGCTAAATTGATGCATGTTTTTTACGGAACAGATTATATATGTTCAAGTATAACAAATAAAACATGGTTTCAATTTAAAAATCATCATTGGGAAGAAATCGAAGGAGGTATTTTTTTAAGAGAGAAAATTTCAAGCGAAATAGTTAGAATATTTGGAAAACATGGAGGAGAAGTTTTTTATAATTCATCTTTGGCCGATAAATCAGAAGATAAATCATATGCAACAAAAATAAAACAATTTCAAAAGCTGATTTCTAATTTGAAAAATTCTCCGTATAAAACTAATATTATGAATGAAGCATGTGAAGTTTTTTTCAATAAAGATTTTAAAGATAAGTTGGATACAAATCCTTATTTAATTGGATTCAAAAATGGTGTTTACGATTTAAAATTAAATATATTTAGAGCTGGTATTCCAGAAGATTATATTAGCAAACAGATGCCTATCAACTATATTAACTTTAAAAAAACAGATAAAAGAGTTTTAGATGTATATGACTATCTAGAAAAAGTATTTCCAGATACGTCTATTAGAAATTATTTTTTAGATACATCTTCCGATGTTTTTGAAGGAGGAAATAAACAAAAAATAATTATATTTTGGACAGGAGAAGGAGATAATGCAAAATCTGTAACACAAACAATTTTAGAAAGAATGTTAGGTTCTTATGCGATTAAATTCAGTACGACTTTAGTAACTGGCAAGAAAACGTCAATAGGAATGGCATCACCGGAATTATCAAGAGCAGGAGGTGGAGTAAGATGGGCTGTATTAGAAGAACCAGATGGTGATGAAGAGTTAAATGTCGGTATGTTAAAATCATTATCTGGAAATGATTCATTTTGGGCTAGAGACTTATTTGAAAAAGGTAAATCTACAAAAGAAACTGTTCCATTATTTAAGTTAATTTTTGTGTGTAACAAATTAATCAAAATTAAACATGCAGACAAGGCATTTTGGAATCGTGTAAAAGTTCTTCCTTTTGAGACTACATTTGTTAGACCTGGTCAGCCTTGTCCAGAAACTTACGAAGAGCAGTTAAAACAGAAAAAGTTTCCTATGGACCCAGAATTTAATAAAAAAATTCAAAGTTTGTTAGAACCTATGTGTTGGCTTCTTCTTGAACATCGTAAAAGTATTCAAGGTAAAGGAAGAATTGAACCAGAAAAAGTTAAAATGGCAACTAATATGTATAGAAAGCAAAATGATATATATAGACAATTTATTGATGAATGTATTGTTGAGGCTGATAAATATATAACTTTAACAGAATTATATGAAGGCTTCTTAATGTGGTATAAAATGGGGTATCCAAAACATACAACTCCAATTAGAAATGATGTTCAAGAATATTTTACAAAATTATGGGATGAGCCAGAAAAAGGATTAAGATGGCATGGTTACAGAATTAAAAGTGCTGATGAACAAATTGAGAGTGGAGATATTATTGTACTTGGAGAAAATGATATCGTTGATTATAATAAAAAAGCAAACAAATGCGATGCTCCTGTTTAAATATTTTTCATAGTTTTTTAACTATAAAAAATAATTAAAATTTTTATTTTTTCTTTTTCTAAATAAAATGAGTTTATTAGCTTTAAATAACGAAAATGATTTATCAAAAAGAATATCCGAGTCTACTAGAATAATTTCTAAATTTCCAGATAGAATACCCGTTATAGTATTAACAAAAAATGCTACCCTTGAAAAGTTATTAAAAAAAAATAAATTTTTAGTACCTTACGATTTATCTGTTTCCTACTTATTAGCAAATATAAGAAGTCAAATAAAATTAGACCCTTCAAAAGCTTTATTTTTATTTTGTGATAACTCCTTGTTATCAGGGTCTCAATCTTTAAATGAGATTTACACAAACTATAGAAAGAAGCATAATATTGGACCTTCTAAAGATAATTTTTTGTATATGTCAATTGAGGAAGAAAATACTTTTGGATAAACAAATTTATTTTTTTTATTTCTTATTAAATAAATATGTTATCTTTACATAAAGAAAATTGTTGTGATAAAGAAGTAAAGACTGACAAATGTCATATCAAAAAAGAATTAACACATGAAGCATGTTTATATGTTATAGCTGTAGTTTCTAATCCTGCAAGATTTTCAAGAAGATATCAATTATTTAATGAGTTTTGTGAAAGACTAAGTAAAGAAGAAAATCTCATAGTTTTTAGTGTTGAACTTCAACAAGGAAGTAGACCATTTCAAACAAATGCGAATCTTAAACTAAGAACTAATGATGAATTATGGTTTAAAGAAAATTTGATAAATATTGCTGCTTCACACTTACCGGAAGACTGGGAATATATGGCTTGGATAGATACAGATCTAGAATTTCAGAATAAAAATTGGGTTAGGGAGACTATTGAACAATTACAAACATATAAAATAGTACAATTATTTAGCCATGCAATAGATTTAGGTTGTAAAGGAGAAACGTTACAAGTACATATAGGATTTTGTTATCAATATGTAAATGGAGAAACTTGGAAAGCTCCTAAATACGGAGGAACTTGGCATCCAGGATATGCATGGGCTATAAGAAGAGAAACTTACGATAAATTAGGAGGTTTGATGGATTTTCCAATTTTAGGAAGCGCAGATCATCATATGTCTTTAGCTTTTATAGGTCTAGTTGATAGATATATTAATTCGAAATTAAATTCTAACTATAAATTGCTATGTAAAATATTTCAAGAAAGATGTGACAGATTTCTTGAGAAGAATATAGGGTTTGTACATGGTACTATTCTTCATAATTTTCATGGAAATAAAGCAGATAGGAAATATCAAGATAGATGGAATATATTAACAAATAATGATTTTGATCCTCTTAGAGATATTATAAAAAATTCAAAAGGATTATGGCAATTAGAAGGTAGTAAAAATAAATTAAGAGATGAAATAATAATGTATTTTAGACAAAGAAATGAAGATAGTGTAGATATGCCTATGGATTATAAATATTGCAAAGGTAAATGGATTTAAATTTTTAATATCGATAAAATAATATTAAAAATTACAAGGGACCATCTTTTGATTTTCCTATTATGCTACATGCTATTCTTTCTCCTGCATTTCCTGTTTTTAAACTTTCTGCATTACCTCCGAGACCTAAATCATCCATGTCTTTATGAATAACTATACTACAACCTATAATTGACTTTTTTATATTTCCAAAAATTTGTAGTCTTGGATCTACATAAGAATATTTAAAATTACCTTTACTATCAGCATGAATATTGTTAATCAAGTCTCCCGTATGACTATTAGTAATATCACCTAAATTACCATGATTTTTATCTTTCAAATTTAGATGCGCTCCTAAAGATGTACAACCGTTACTTAAATCGCCATACTCATGTATATGAATAGCATGTATAGCATTTGGCTTAAAACCTGTTAAGTTAAAAAATACAAGCGCATTATTTTCATCTTTGCACTGATGAAATCTTACTTCTCCTTTAATATTTTTTTCGTTTAAAATAGCTATGGCATTTTTGCAAGACATTTATTTATTGTAATTTTTTTTATTTTGATAAATAAATATGAGTTATATATCAAGTAGTTCGTTAACAATATTTATAGCTACACAATTTATAAATATAGGTGGTTTAATAACAGATTATATCGCAAAAGCAAATAATTTACCAGAAATTACGGCTATATCCGTTAAGTATCCTGTTGTAGGGATATCACTTGTAATATTAGAATTCGCCTCACCAATTACATTAGCTTTACATTTTTGGTATCATAAATATCCAGAAGAACAATAATTTTTTTAAATATTAGATAATCCATTTTTTAAATACTCTTTTGTACATGGATCAAAAGTTATTTTTACAAGAATATATGGAGCTGTAAAAATAGTTGCTAAAACAAAATTAACTATTCTTTCTTCTTTTGAAGTTGAACAGTATATCGATATTGATATCGCAAAATATAAAAGGAATAACTCTAGTATAAAAAATATAATAGAAATAACAAGAATAAAGGTATAAAATGACGTAGCTAATCCAGATTTAACAGCATCTCCAGACATCGTAAATTTTTCCTTCCTTTTTAGATTATTATAATTTTCCAAAGAGTTTTTTAATAAAGTAGATGATATTAACATTTATTTAAGTAAAATATTTTATTTCACTTAAAAAATTAAAAAATTAAACAAATAAATGGATATAAAACAATTAAATATTTTAACTTACAAAGAACTAAAAGATATAGCAACTGATATGGATATCGAAATACCGAGAAAAAAAGAAGACTTGATTTTGGAGATGTTAAGATGCTTTAAAAAATATGAAAAATATAAAAAAGAAAAGGTTGATAAGTATGTAAAAATAAAACAACTTGGAGAGAAAGGAAAAGAAGGTACAACATATCTTGTAAAAATAAGAGAAAGTAAAGAAAGTAAAGAAAGTAAAGAGTATGCTATGAAAACTTTTAAAAAAACAAAATCTTCAGATAGAATAAGAAAAGAAGCAGATTTACAAGAAAAAGCTTCTAAATATGGCATATCTCCAGAAGTAATTGAAATAGATACAATAAGTAAATATATTGTAATGGAAAAAATGGACATGCATTTATATGATAAAATGAAAGAACAAAATGGTGACATAACTGAAACACAACAAAAACAAATTATAAAAATTTTTAAACTACTCGATAAAGCCAAAGTGTTTCATGGAGATTCTAACATACTGAACTATATGTTCAAAGGAAAAAAATTATACATTATAGATTTTGGAATGAGTCAATATATAGATGATAAACTGGTTAAAAAATTAGGTGTTGATACGCCAAATTTTAGCTTAATGAATTTAGGATTTATTTTAAAGTTAAAAGAACTACGTTGTCCTTCAAGTTCTTATTCTTATTTGCTTACTTTTGTATCAAATAAAGATAAAAGTAAATATGACTTAGTATAATTTGGTTTTTAAATATTTTCTATTTTTTGAAAATTTATTCTAGGATTCGACTCAATTAAATTTTCCTTTTTATCTTTTAACCAGTTAAAACTACAAGTGTGTATATAATAAGGAGAACATTTTAAACAAAAAAATTTTTGACATTTACACTCGTTAATTATTGTAGATTTTTTAAAAGTAGTATTGCAGTTATCGCATCTTTTTTTAGTTACTTGTGAATTCATATTTTTAATTTTAATTAGCAAAAATTAAAAATCATTTTTTAAATATTTGGTACCGGTATGTAAGTAAGACTTATGTAAATTATTCCAGCAAATAAGATCAAATGTAAAATATAACCTAAAAATGTAGGTGAATTATTTTTTATTGTGTTTAATACTTTATTTGTTGCTAAATACATAAATTTTGAAGATAATATTATGTAAAGCAAAATAATCCAAAAAGTTATAAGAACTTTTTGTGAAGTATTTAATTTTAAAGTATTTTTATTTTCCATTTTATTTAAGGTGACAAAAAAATTATTATATTATATTTTTTTTGTTTTCATATAATAAAAATGAAATTCGATAAAAATAGAATAATTTTTTACGCTATAATTATTTCCTTATTTTATATATTCTCAGAAGGAAGCGTATATATGTCTTCTGTTTATCCTAAAATAAATTCCAGTCTTGTTATAATGCTTTTTTCGGGATTATTTGCATTTGTAATGTATTTAACCATTAATAGTAACTTGAATAAGAATCAAAGAGATAATTTTCATTTTCAGGTAACACCTGAAAAATTATGCGATGGAGGAGCGTATATGTATAGTTCTGATCCAGTAAGACAAGAACTATGCAAGTCTTTCCCACCTGGAGATTTAGCAAAGTATGAATGTTGCCCAGGATTTCATGGTAGACCTGTATGGTGGAGTAGATCGGATGAAAGTAATGCAGATTGGGCCAATACTATGTGTGATTCGGGGCTAAAAGATTTTGAGAATCATGTATTGTAAAAATAAAAAATTGATTTTACAAAGAAAGAAAATAGTTTAAAAAATAATTATGAAGATAATCAGATACGATGAATATAACAATACAAATATGATACTGGAAATAAGTAGTAAAATTTTTAGATGTTCTTTTTGCAAAAATTGTGGTCAATATACTAACAAAGATTACTTAAATATATTATGTAGTTGCGATAGACGTTCTCAAATATTTGAAGATTATAAAAATTTTATTTTAGAAATACCAGACGATTTTAGTGGAGATGAATTAGAAGACTTTATGGAAGTAGAAGATAGTATTGAACCAAATAAAGTTAAAAGTTCTATGTTAAAACATATTTATAGTATGGTTTTATTTGGTATGACTTATCGAAAAAATTACTATAATAGGATAGATGAACACATAAGTAATAATGTTTTAAGTTTTCTTTGTTAAATTTTAAATTTTACAACCTTTATAGGTGTTAAAATTTTATTTTATTTTTATTGAATTACAATAATCTTTTTTTATTATTGAAAGTCGGTTCTTCATAATCATCAACAATTTCAACTTCATAAGTTGTTGTACTTGCAAATTGTTCATTTATCCAGTTTTCAACATCTTTTTGTTTTGTTAACGAAAATACCCATGCTTTATTACCATCTTTTAGCTTAGAGTTCCATGAACCTCCTAGTTCTTTAATTTTATCTTTGTAAGGTTTTGTATTTCCTATTAGAATAAAAGTTTTATCTGTATATTTTTGTATCGTAGGAATTGTTTCTATATTATAATCAGTAGTAACTTTCGATTTTTCACTATCGCAGTTTATTAACTCTAAAAATTTGTCTAATTTATTTTTTAATTTTGAAGTAAAAACCCACCCTCCGATTACGCTATTCCATTTACCACCAAACTCTTTAAATGTATCTTTAAATTTAATAGTATCCACCCCTTTAATTACAAAGGAATCATCTGTGTATTTTTCACTAGCTATGTTATACATTATATATTTTTTTTTTAATTTAAATTTAAAAAAATCAATTTTTTAATTTACACACAAAAATCATTATTTAAAGATTTGTGTATTTTAATAAAAATGTCATCAAAACAAAATGAAAAGAAAGTGAAGAGAGTTTCAAAAACCAAGAATCCAAATGAGCCAAAGAAAAACAAGTCAAGTTATATGTTTTTTTCTGTAGATTGTAGAGAAGAAATTAAGGTAGAAAATTCTGGAATAGATAACAAAAGTATTATTACAGAGATAGGTGCAAGATGGAAGACTTTGAAGGAATCAAATCCTGATAAGGTAAAGTATTACGAAGATTTGGCAGAGCAAGATAAGAAGCGTTATCAAGATGAAAAATCTAGTTATGTAAAGCCAACAGCTTCTGCAACAGAAGTAACTACCAAGACAACTAAGGCTTCTAAGAAGAAGGAAACAACAAGCGAAGCCAAGGAAACTACTTCAAAGGAACCAAAGAAGTTGAATGCTTATATTAACTTTTGCACTAAAAATAGAGAGTCTTATAAGACAAGTAACCCAGGAGCTTTGCCAAAGGATATTACAAAGAAGCTATCGGAAGGGTGGAGAGCTTTAAGTGATTCAGAAAAGGAAAGTTACAAGCTTTAAATTATTTTCAAAACAAAAAAAGTTTTTAAACCTCTTAAAGGAATAAAAATGATTTTTTTTTAATTTTTATAATAATAGATATTATAAAAATGGATAAAGATAGGTTTGTATTTTATTCTAAAAGTGCAGATAATAAACCGGGTAAAAATAAAGGTAATAATTGGTCTGAATATGTTAGAGATAATAATAAATACAAAAAACTAGAAGAAACTGACGATTGGAGAAAAATGTTTTCTAATTTTTACGAATCTCCTTTTGAATTAGATGGTAGAAAATGGAATTCTGTCGAACATTTTTTTCATGCCGTTAAGTTTAGAGATTTAAGTAACAACAAAAAAAATAATAATTATGAATTTTATAAAACTTTCTCAATAGACTCCAAATCTCCTTGGAGTATTAGTCCTGAATTATCTAAACAAGCAGGTAAAGCTGGTAGAATTTCAGCAGCTGGAAAAATATACGATAAAAAAATTGAAGATAAAAAAATACCGAAGGACGTAAAACTAAGAGAAGATTTTTACGAAGGTATAGATAAAAAGGCCATGACAATTGCTTTTTTTGCAAAGTTTACGCGAAATCCAATTTTACAAAATGTCTTATTAGAAACACATGACGCAGAATTACACCATCTCGTGACAGAAAGAGGTAAAAAGTCACATCTTCAATTTTGGGACCATTTAATGCGCGTTAGAGAATGTATAAGAAAATTTAAAGATATATATGATTTATCAGAAGTATCAAAGTTCCCTTCCGAAATGATAGATAGAATTTTAGCTTAATTGTTTAATGTAATTAATATTCCATAATACTCCGTCAACTAAAACTGACACAACACATAAACATAATATACCTGTAATTTTATACCATCTTATATCTTGTTTACTTTCCTCGACAGAACCTATTAATAATAATATAGAAGCAATCGCGGTTAATATTAGAGAAGATATCACAAGAGAATGTATTTTATAGTAAGTTGCGATAGGCCATATTGCCGCACTTATTAAAAATAAAATTAAAGTATAAAATAAGTTGTTACCAGCCATCAACCCTTGACTAGGTGGTTGTATTATCCAACTAGTAATTGCTATCAAAAATCCAATTACAGCAAATATTTGTAATATCATAAAGATTCGAACTATGGAAGGATTTATACCAAACCAAAAAGGGTGATTAAAGTAGTCTATTGTGGAGTCTTTTACTAAATAAAAATAATAAGAAGACAAAACAATAATAGATAGAATAGATAATATTGCGAGCTGTAAATAGTTCATTCTGAGACTTTATTTTAAGTAAAAAAAATATATTTTATAACTTTTTTAAGTTGTAAAATTCTATTTAAATATAGTTTAACTGAGTTATAAAATAGAATGCTAAACATATTATACATAAGTTTTCACTCCGGAACACATATAAATTTTGACGCAGTATGCGAAAATAACAATTGGAATGTTACACATTTAATGCCACCACATGACTATTATTTGGATAGAATAACATCTGAAAAAATATTTAACGAATGTTATAAAAATATAATTTTTAATGACGAATTTGAACCTGTATTTTCATATATTATAATATCAGACACAATAACGTGTTCATACCCATTTATGAAAAATATCGATATGTTAAAGAATATTAAAATTATTTTACAAGTAACAAATTATTTTGATTATAACACGAAAGAGAATTCTGAATATTACGAAGATTTACGTAATTTTGTTCTAAATGAAAATGTTTTTGTGTATTATGTCGATAATTATATTAAAAAATATCTTGAATACTATAACATTATTCCAAAATATTTAAATTACATACCTTTATCTGGTAGAATTGGAAATAAAAAGAATAAAACTTTAAATCCATCTATCAAAGATGTAACAAATTTAGGATATGATATATATTATCCTGTAAAAGCTCCCTATATTAGTAACAATAATTTTTTTACTATATATAAAGGATTTAATTCTATAAATAATTTTTGTAACGGGTATATGAATTATAACATGGAAAATATTATTAGTATACATGAACAAAATTATGGTGGCATAAATTTCCTAAAAAATTATTTAGGTTGCGTATACATACCATATCATTATTCTACTATGTCTTTTAAAGAATTTTTATCTGCAGGTTTTATAATGTTGATTCCAACTAAAGAATTTTGTAAAACTTTATTTACAAGAGACAATGAAATAAACCTTGATTTATGTGATTATTATCTTAAACCGGTTAGTGATATGGTGATTTATTTTAATAGTTACGAAGAATTAATTACAAAAATAAATTATTTGAATCTGCATAGGGATGAAAGTTTTCAAATAAAAAATAAAATAAAAAATTTTATGGAGGAATATGACTTAAATATTTTCAAAGAGCTATATTATTTTATTGAACAACCAAATACTATATGTAAATATAAAGGATACATAACTGAAGTTCATAGAGAACTAAATACGAGTAGATTTAATACATTTTTTAAGGCTATTGAATATTTGAAAACTATTGATAATCCAATAATAGTAGAATTAGGAACAAGTCGTAGCTTTGTTTCCGGGTATTTAAATACAGATAAAAATTATTGGAAGGAAAATGAGCCAAAAAATTGGGACTACGGAGCAGGAATATTTACTTATTTATTTGCAGAAGAATTGCAAGATAAAAAATTTACTATTTATTCTGTAGATATTGATAGTGAAGCAATAGAAGTTTGTAAAATAATGACAGAGAAATTTAAGAATATAGTATATATAATTCAGCCTTCAACAGAGTTTCTAAAATCTTTTAAAGACAAATGTCATTTAATATACATGGATCATGGTGAAACATCACTAGAAGTACAAGATTTACATCTTACCGATGCACATATTATTATAGATAATAACATGGTTGTAAAAGACGGGATTATTTTAATAGATGATAATTACACGCATATCGGTAAAGGTGTTAAATCATGTAGATTATTTACAGGAAATAATTATGATATTGAAAACGACGAATATCAAATATTATTACGAAAAAAATAATAAGATTATCTGTATTTATTTTCTTAACCTAGTCATGGGTTAAGAAAAAATGTATTTTATTATTTAGACGATAATTTAATAACCGCCTGATTATAAGTATAAAAAAAATCTAAAATTCGTGGTTTAATACTATTTAAAATCTTGTTAAAATCGATATGAGTCAAGTCTTCTCCCTTAAAACACTTATCTTTCAATCCAATACCGGTTTGAGGATTAATTTTATCAAAATCATCAATATAAATAATACATTCGTTATTAAAGTTATAATATATATTCATTATCTCTTCTTCAAGAGGAACTTGAGAATAGCTATCCTTGTTGTCACCTCTATGAGATGTATCTATATTGTAGCCTTTCCATAAAGAATTATTCCAATCAACACTATTATCACCAGACCAATGTGCATCTAACCAAAATACCATTTTTCCTTTAGTATTTAACTCATCCATAATTTCAATTAACACTATAGCACTATCTCCTTTTATACATTTTATTTTTTTATTATTTTTAAATTTAGAAACTGCTTTGTTATATAAATCATCACTTATTTCAATAGTATAAATATTTTCAAAATACTTAACTAATTCATCTACACCATCTCCTTGAAAAGTACCTGTTTCTACAACATTCTTATAATCATCAGTTAACAATTTTTTTATCAAATTAAAGTCAAAGATTCCCATTTTTTTAATATATTTATTAAGCTTTAAATAGACTATCTACATATACTACAGTTCGATTTTAACCATATAAAAATAATAACTGAAATAATAGTAAGACCTATACTAGACCAAAAAACAATTTGTTTTATTTTTCTGTTTTTTCCACCAGAAGTTCCTCCACTGGACATTCCAACTCCACCAATTCCTATTGCGGCAGGTATTAAAGCAGCGCATGGTGCGCAAAATTCTTCTTTTGTATTTTGTAAATTATTCATTTTATTATATTGTATAAAATAAAAAAATGAAAAATTTTAATCAAAACCCTGTTTGTAGTTTTATTTCTGTAATGATTATAACTATTTTTTCTCTGTATTTTACAAATGCAATAAAAACTATACCATGCGAAAAAGATATGCAGTCTGTCTTTGTATCCCAGTTTATACATGTTGATTTCTTTCATCTTTTATCCAACCTGTATGGATTATACTCTTTATCTAGAGTAGAACAAAAATATGGTCCTAAATTTTTCTTCAGTTTAATATTCTTTTTGCTACTTATGAATGCCATAATAGAAACCATATTACATAAAATAATTATAACACCTTGTTCTGTCGGTTTCTCAGGAATTTTATATGGAGTATTCACATTTGAACTTGTTTCTAAGGGTGTAAATGTCGATTATTTACTTTTTATTTCTATTATAGCAAACATGGTTGCAAATGATATATTTAAAAATAATGTTTCTTTGCAAGGACATTTAGTAGGAGCTGTAACAGGAATAATATCGGGAATATTGTTTAAAAAAATATTTTAAGATATATAAATAAAATGTCTATAGTAGCAATTTCAACTTATGTAGTTTCAAAAACTTTATATAATACCCTTTATCCAGAAGTACTTATAAAAAGTATAACAAGTCTGACATCTACTTTAATATCAAACATATATCATATAGTTTCAACAACTAGAGATATTGACCTTAAAAAAATTTTGGTTACAACTGATATAATACATGATATAACGATAATTAAATCATTCATAGAGGAGAAAGAGATAAAAGAGGTAAATAAAACGTTATTGACCTGTTATCATAATATAGATGAAACTTTAAAAGAGATTGATGATGTAATTAAAAATATAAATAATAAATTTGAAAATCATCAAAAAATGTGGTTTTCTTATTTTAGAAGTTACGATATAAGCTTGGAAAAAGAAAGTATAATTTTATTATCTGATAGGTTAAAACATAGGTTTGAACTTTTAATAAAAATATCTTCAACAATTAAATAAAATTTAAGAGAATAAAATTTTAAATAAAAATGAACGAACTTGACAGAGATACAGAAGCTCAAATAGAAAAACTTGTAGATGATTTTAGAAGTAAAATTGTAAGAATAGTTGTTAAGAATAGCAACAAACTTTTAAAGGAACAATCTCGACAATTTAAAGAACAAAGTAAGAATACTTCTTCTAGTCCACGCAAGCTACAAACTACCAGTAGACCTTCTTCAACTTCTATTTCAAAGGTAAGAAGAAGAGATTATGATACGGATGATAGTGATTGAAAAATCAAATTTAAAAATTTAAATTAAAAAGTAATAATGAACTCTGAAAAAGGTAAGTCTAATTGTGACAATTGTAAAAATTGCATTTATATTGAAAATTTGATTATAGAAGCATATAGTAATAACCAAGAGTTTAAGGATGCTTTAAATATGATTATAGAGAAAAATAATATAATATTAGAGCAAAATAAAGTAATTAAAAATCTTGAAGAACAACTCAAAAAATTTAAAATTTAAAATTTAAATAGATTTTTAAACTTGTTATTAGTTTAAAAATAATATTTTAAGTATTTGAGTCTTAAAAATATAATATAGTTCTTTAAATTTAAATTATTAAAAATAATTTCTTTAAAAAATTATTTTCGAACCATTTAATAAATGTCTATATTTCAAATACAAGATATAATTATAGATTTAGCGGTAAATGATACCTTATTACTGATTGATAATTTTGGAGGTACCGGAGGTGGAGCACAAGGTGCTACAGGACCACAAGGTGCAACAGGACCAATCGGTGTTTCTGGTGCAAGTGGTCCAAAAGGAGATACTGGTGCTATAGGACCGCAAGGTCCTGCTGGAGGTCCAACAGGACCACAAGGAGCTCAGGGAGTAAGTGGAGCTCAAGGAGCTCAGGGAGTAAGTGGTGTAAATGGAGCTCAAGGAGCTCAGGGAGTAAGTGGTGTAAATGGAGCTCAAGGAGCTCAGGGAGTAAGTGGAGTTAATGGTGCTCAGGGAGTAAGTGGAGTTCAAGGAGCTCAAGGAGTAAGTGGAGTTCAAGGAGCTCAAGGAGTAAGTGGAGCTCAAGGAGTACAAGGTGATACAGGAGCTCAAGGAGTTCAAGGTGATACCGGAGCACAAGGAGTACAAGGTGATACAGGAGCTCAAGGAGTACAAGGTGATACCGGAGCTCAAGGAGTACAAGGTGATATAGGTGCACAAGGAGTTCAAGGTGATACTGGAGCTCAAGGAGTACAAGGTGATACCGGTGCTCAAGGAGTACAAGGTGATACCGGTGCTCAAGGAGTACAAGGTGATACCGGAGCACAAGGAGTACAAGGTGATACCGGAGCACAAGGAGTGCAAGGTGATACAGGTGCTCAAGGGGTACAAGGTGATACAGGTGCACAAGGAGTTCAAGGTGATACCGGAGCTCAAGGAGTTCAAGGTGACACAGGTGCTCAAGGAGTTCAAGGTGATACCGGTGCTCAAGGAGTACAAGGTGATACAGGAGCTCAAGGAGT